TGCTAGTTTTAAAATGACACAAGGAGTATCTCGTGTCCCTGAAGATGTTTTTGTTGAAGATGGCATGACGGTAACTTCAGGTGGTTTAACGGTTACTGCCGGTGGGGTTACTGTCACTGCAGGTACTACTACTCTTGGGGGATCGTTTGTACGAGATTTAGTAACTCTTACTGGAACTGATGCAATTACGCAAGCAGAACATGCCGGTCGTATTCTTCTTATGGGAGAAGTCGGCGGTGATGCGGCAGCTACGTTTACGCTGCCAGCGGCTACGGGTTCAGGTGATGAGTATAAATTTATTGTATCTGTTGTCAACACTTCTAACTATGTTATTAAGGTTGCTGATGCGACTGATACGATTGATGGTTCGGTAGTTGTTACAAATGATACTACGGCTGGTGGAACGGCCTCTCTTATCTCTTGGCCTACCGTTGCTGCTACAGATACTATTACTCTTAATGGTACTACGCAGGGTGGTGTACAAATTGGGGATTATCTCCTATTAACGGATATTGCTACTAACCAGTACACGGTTAGTGGTTTGCTTAATGCTTCTGGTACAGAGGCTACGCCGTTTAGTGCTAGTGTTTCCTAGTAACTAAGTATGCATAAATACTTGCTCATCTTTAATATTAGGTGAGCAAGTATTCTATGCCTTTAATAAAAGGGGCTAGCACATGGCTGTAAGAATTATAAATGCTGCTTCAGCTTTGTCTAGCACTGGCTTAACAACGGTGTATACTTGCCCTGCTAATTTTTCAGCTACTATAAAAGAAGTATGGGTTACTAATATTGATGGTTCAAGTGCTGCAGATATAACACTTAAATGGACTGATACTTCTGCTAGTGCTACTTTCGATTTAGTTAGTACATTTAGTGTAGCAGCAGATAATTATCTTCGTATAAATGATGCTAATATATTCTTAGAAACAGGCGATATATTTAAAGCGCAAGCTTCTGCAGCAAATGACTTAACTGTTTCTATCTTTATTGAAGAACAAATTAGACCAGCAGGATAAGAATAATAAATGCCAGATACTTCAGCAATATCTCCTGTAACAGTTTCTTTAGGTGGTGGTTTAATTCTTGATAAAGATGATTTCTCACTGCCACCGGGAGCGGCTACAGAGTTACAAAACTTTGAGCCAAGTATTCAGGGTGGGTATAGAAGGCTTACGGGTTCTGCTAAGTTTGATAGTGCCCAAGTAGATAGTAGTAATAAAATACTTGGTGTCAAGATTTTTAATAGTGGTGTATTGGCAGCAGCAGGAAATGTATTAAAATTTAGTACTGGTACAGGCTGGGGTTCTTCGATAGCTACACGAACTTCTGCTGGTCGTTATAAGTTTGATGATTTTAATTTTTCTAATGCCTTAAAAATTATTATGGTTGATGATGTTAATAATGCAGCTACTTATGATGGATCGACGTATACTCTTTTAAATGCTACAGGCGCTCCTTCTGATCCTGCCTCTGTACAAATATTTAGAGATCATGCTTTCTTTGCAGGGATGTCTACAAATCCACAAGAAATAGTATTCTCTGCACCTTTTAATGAAGCAGATTTTACAGCAGCTAATGGTGCAGGTTCTATTAAAGTAGATACTAATATTGTAGCATTAAAAGTTTTTCGTGAGGCTTTGTTTATTTTTGGTAAAGATAAAATTTATCAATTACAAGGAACAAGTATAGCAGACTGGCAAGTAGCACCTGTAACTCGTACACTAGGTTGTGCAGACGGATTTTCAGTTCAAGAAATTGGTGGTGATTTGTTATTTTTATCACCCGATGGATTAAGAACTATTGCAGCTACAGCTAGAATTGGTGATATAGAATTAGGTTCAGTATCTAAGCCTATACAAAAACGAATACAAGACATAGGCTTTGATAATATTTCTTCTGTTATTGTAAGAAATAAAAGTCAGTATAGATTATTTTATCCTACAACAACTGCTGCTGCTGCAGATAGTAGGGGAATTTTAGCTACCCTTAAACGTACTGCTCAAGGAGTTGGTTATGAGTTTGCTGATATTAAAGGACTAAAACCTTCTGCTTCTGATTCTGGGTTTATCGGTAATACAGAATATATTATTGAGGGTGGCTATGATGGTTATGTTAGAAGGCAGGAAAGTGGGGATACGTTTGATGGAGATAATGTTGTAGCGGTTTATAGATCACCTGATCTATCTCTTGGAGATACAGGTATTCGTAAGTTAATGCAAAGAGTAATTTTAAATTATGAAGTAGAAGGAACAGTATCGGCACAGTTAAGAGTAAGATATGATTCTGATTCTAGGGATGTTCCACAGCCTACATTTTTTGATATCTCTTCTCCCGGTGGTATAGCTATATTTGGTAGTTCTTCTTCTACATACGGAAATGCTGTGTATGATTCAAGTGGAGCACCTATTTTTAGACGAGCAATTGAAGGATCAGGTTTTCTTGTTGCTGTAAGAGTTAATCACGATAGTTCAGATAATCCATTTACCATACATTCATATCAGTTAGAATTTACAGTTGGAGGAAGACGCTAATGGGGGCAACCTATACAAGACAAAGCAGTACAGAAATTGTAACTGGCGAAGTAATTAATGCTGCGGATTTTAATAACGAGTTTGCACAACTTCTTTCTGCATTTGCTGCATCTACGGGTCATTCACATGATGGTACTGCAGCAGAAGGCGGCAATGTTACCAAACTATTGGGTACTGCAATCACTATTGGTGATGGTACTTCTGGTACTGATATTGCTGTAACCTTCGATGGAGAAACCAGTGATGGTCTGCTTACATGGATGGAAGATGAAGACCACTTTAAGTTTAGCGATGATGTAGTACTAGACAGTTCAAAAAGATTATATCTGTATGACGAAGGTGGTGAATATATTTACGGTGACGGTACAGATTTATATCTAGTATCTGGTGCGGACATTAATATTCCAGCAGATATTGGGCTTACTTTTGGTAATGATGGTGAGAAGATCGAAGGGGATGGCACTGATCTAACAATTAGCGGCAACAACATTAAACTTACTGCTACAGCCGATATTGTGGTACCTGCAGATGTAGGTATTACTTTCGGTACAGGAGAGAAGATTGAAGGTAATAGCACAGACTTAACCGTAACATCTGGTGCTGACATTAATCTTACAGCAACAAGTGATGTTAATATTCCAGCGGATGTTGGTATTACATTTGGTAATGACGGAGAAAAGATTGAGGGCGATGGAACTGATCTTACAATTTCGGGAAATAATATCAATCTCACTGCTGTTGCCGATGTTAATATTCCTAGTGGAGTGGGTATCACTTTTGCTACAACAGAGAAAATCGAATCTGATGGCACAGACCTTTCAATCACAGTTGGGGGTGGTGGCGACATTAACATCCCAGCGGATATCGGGGTTACTTTCGGAAATGACGGTGAGAAGATTGAGGGTAATGGTACTGACCTTACTATTTCAGGTAACAATATTAATCTTACTGCTACTGCTGATGTGGTTATTCCCGCTGATGTAGGTATTACTTTTGGTACTGGCGAAAAGATCGAAGGAGATAGTACTGATCTTACCGTAACCTCTGGTGGTGCCATTAACCTTACGGCTACTACTGACATTGTTGTTCCAGCTAATGTAGGAGTAACCTTCGGTACTGGTGAGAAAATTGAGGGTGACAGTACTGATCTTACAGTAACATCTGGTGGTGCTATCAATCTTACAGCTACTACTGATATTGTAGTACCTACAGATGTTGGTATTACGTTTGGTTCAGGGGAAAAGATTGAAGGCGACGATACAAATTTAACTGTGACATCTGGTGGAGATGTTATTATAGATGCTGAAGACGATATTATTCTGGATGCTAATGGAGCAGATGTTACTCTAAAGGATAATGGAACTGTCTTTGGTGCTTTATCTCAATCTGGTGGTGAACTTTTAATTAAGTCCGGTTCTTCTGCAACTACTGCTATGACAATGAGTGGTGCTAATGTAACCTTTGCAGGAACTGTGACAATCGGTAGTGCAGGTATCTCTGAAACAGAACTAGAGATACTGGACGGTGCTACGGTTACTACTACTGAATTTAATATTATAGATGGTGATACTTCTGCTTCAGCCACTACGGTTGCTGATGCAGATAGGGTTGTATTTAATGACGCAGGTACAATGAAACAAGTGGCTGTTACTGATCTAGCTGCGTACTTTGATGATGAAATTACAGCAATGCCAAATCTAGTAACCACGGCAGCAACTACCGTAGGAGCACTGAATAGTGGTTCCATAACTTCTGGCTTTGGTACTATTGATACTGGGTCATCTACTATTACAACTACAGGAGTTATTACTGCTGGAGGAATTACGATTGGTTCTGCTGCTATACTAGAGGCGGAACTAGAAATACTTGATGGTGCTAATGTTACAACGGATGAATTAAATATACTAGATGGTTCTGCTAAGTCTACATCTTCAATTACACTAGCAGATGCTGATGCTTTTATTGTAATTGATGGAACTACTACAAAGCAAATTCCTGCTTCTGATATTGTTACATACACTAGTGGAGATGCCACTGCTTTAGCAATTGCTTTGGGCTGATATAAAGGAAGGACAACATGGCTAACACATTTAAAGTTGTAACTAAGGCGGGAGTGACATCCGCAGATGTAATATACACTGTTGCCGGTAGCACTACTACAGTTGTATTAGGTTTAATATTAGGTAACACAACCAGTGCTTCTATTAATGCTACGGTTACTTTAGGGACAGATACAAGTAATAGAGCGGGTGCTAATAATGAATCTAACCAAGATGTTGAATTACTAACTACTACACCTATTCCCGGTAATAGTTCATTAGAATTGCTGTCAGGAAATAAGGTCGTTATGGAGACTACGGATACACTATCTGTCACAGGTACTGGTGCAACAGATGTGATTCTGTCAATTATGGAGATAACTTAATGCCTTATATTGGAACTTCACCTTCATCTGGTCTTGCTGGCGCAGATTTGAATGGTCAATCTCTAATCTTAGATGCTGATGCGGATACGCATATAACAGCGGATACAGATGATACTATTGATATTTCCATAGCTGGTGCTGACGACTTTCAGTTTACTGCTAATACCTTTACAGCTAAATCAGGTAGTACCGTAGCCATTGCTTCAGGTGCAACCATAGCAAATTCCGGTACAGCTACTGGTTTTGGTTGGATATATTTGGAATCAGCTACGGCTTCAAGTTCAGCCACTCTGGAATTTGACGATATTGATACTACTTATGATCGTTATATGTTTACACTTGAAAATATTATTCCAGCAACTGATGGACAAAACTTCAATATTCGCATTTCTACTGATAACGGCTCTTCCTTTATCTCAAGTTCCAGCTACAGCATCTTACGTCAGCGGATGGGAACTGAAGGACATTTAGATGAAACAGGCCAATCCACAATTTTTTCTAGCTTTACAACAATTGGCAATCAATCATCAGAGGGCTTATCTGGGACAATATATCTATTTTCTCCCGGTGATTCTGCCCGAAAACCAATGGTTCAGGGGCATGTTTTTGGTTTTACTACTGGCGATGCTTTAACTAGTACGGAACTGGTTGGCATCTACAACGCAGCAGCAGATATGGATGCAATTCAATTTTATTTTGGTTCGGGGAATATAGCTTCTGGAACAATTCACAGATACGGATTATGTAAGTCTTAACAAAGAGGATCATTAAATGGCAGTAACAAAAGTAACTTACCGGTCTGATACCGCTGCTGGTGATGACGCTAACATTGGATACACCGCAGCAGAGGGTCTTATTTTAACCGGACAAGGCAGCACAAACGACATAACAATCAAGCGGGACGACGACACCGCTGTCTTAGAAGTAGCTACAGGTCAGAGTGATATTGAGATTACTGGTGGAAACATCTTCTTCGGCACTGCCGATAAAGGCATCTATCTAGGTGTAACGTCTGCTACCGCTGCAAATCTGTTAGCTGACTATGAGGAAGGCACATGGACGCCCGCTCTATCATTCGGCGGCAATGCAGTAGGTATAAGCTATATGAGTGCCCTTGGTGCTTACGTTAAAATTGGTAAGATGGTTCACTGCAATTTCTATCTACGAACAAGCGACAATGGCAGTTCCACCGGCGCTTGCAATATAACAGGATTGCCCTTCACTGTCTCTAATGTATCTAATGCTGCATACGGATCGTCACTTGTAACAAATTACCGTGGAAATTTTTCTGCTGATCATTATCCCGGCGGCTACGCTGAGAAGAATGGCACCAACATAGTGATGCTAAATCTTGATCCAGATGCTACAGCAACAAGCGGTTTAGTAGATAGCGATTGGACAGACACAAGTCTGATCTATGGCTCTATTACTTATAGGTCAGAATCTTAAAGGAAAAAAACAATGGCATTAGTTGAAAGAACAGTTGTTACAAAAGTAGAAGTTGTGTCTGATTTCAAACATATCCAAATACAGACAGACAACCAGATTATTGATGATGTAACTGGCGAAATAAAAGCAAAAGATAATATTCACCGTAAGGTTATTCATGCTGGCGATGATTATAGCAATGAACCAGACGATGTGAAGGTTGTTGCTGATGCAGTTTGGACAGACGAGATAATCAAAAAGATGTCTGATTTTCGGATTGCCGAAGCAAGTGCTAGAGATTAAGAAGGAAATAATATATGCCATATTTAGGTAAATCACCCCAGCACGGAAACTATAGTAAGCTGGATGACTTTTCAGGAGACTTTGATGGTAGCGATGCTACTCATGCTATAGCCAGTAACGGCATTGCGATTACGCCTGTTCGTCCAGAAGCTCTGATCATTAGCATCAATGGTGTTATTCAAGAACCCACAACTGATTACACGGTAAGCGGTACAAACATTACCTTTACGACTGCTCCTACTGCTGGTGATAACTTCTTTGGCGTAGCGATGGGTGAACAGCTTCAGATTGGTACGCCTTCAGATGCTACTATTACGTCAGCTAAACTTAGCGGCAATCTCACTACACCGGGTACGCTAACTGTTACAAATAGTGCGCTTATTTCCGGCACCACGCCGACACTGACGATTGGCGATGCTGGTGCAGAGGATGCTAAGATTGTATTTGATGGTAATGCCCAAGATTTTCATATCGGCTTAGATGATACTGCTGATGAACTTGTACTTGGTCTAGGATCAGCTTTAGGCACTACAACTCATATGGCATTTGACGCTGCTGGGCATGTTCGTAAACCATTATCGTGTTCCTTTGGCGTCAGGGTAAGTGCAAACGTAGCCAATGTTACGGGAGATGGCACACGGTACACAATTGCGCTTGACGCTGCTGAATGGGATGTTAATAGCGATTTTGATCTTGCGAATAATAAGTTTGTTGCGCCTGTTGCAGGAACTTATTGCTTTCAAGGTGGAATTGCGATGCTGCAAGTAGCAACAGACCATACTATATTAGATGCTTTCTTCTTTGATGGAACAGATAACTGGTATCAATATAATCTAGATGCAGGAAATGTTTTTAATGCCGGCAATAATCTATATTTACCTCTAGCGGCAACAATTAAACTAGCTGCCGCTGCTGAAGTTGTTATGCAACTTCAAGTGAGTAACGGTTCAAAAGTTATAGACGTTTTCGGGGCAGCATACCCAACAACTTGGATGACTGGGTTTTTGGTGGGTTAAAGGAGAGTATAGATGGCATATCCAGAAGATTTAACTGACGAACAAAGAGAAATTCTTGGTCGAGAGATGCGTGAAGACACTATAGATAATTGGGTCACAAACGTAGTTGCTAGTGCCGGTATTGATGGTCTTGAAACTAAGATTGCAATTATTGCTGCCAGCCGATCTGCTCACCCATATGATGAGATTAGACGCAGGACATACCCATCAATAGGCGACCAGTTAGATGATTTATATCATAAAGGTGTCTTCTCCGATGAGATGGCTGCTAAATTAAAAGCAGTTAAAGACGCTAATCCAAAATCATAATGGAGCAAGTAGTAGATATATGGCCGATTCTCTCTGGGGTAATCGCTGTTGCAGCGGTAGGAGTAGCCTTCAGGGCAGAGATACTAGTGCGTGTAAAAGTACTAGAGGATAAAGTGCAGGTACTCTTTGAGCTATTTAATAAGAAATGACCTTACTACTGTCAAAGTGATTTACTACCTTCCTGATTATGATAGCATTCTTCAGGAGTTTGTATTTCAACAATACGATGTAATGCCAGAGTATCCTAAGCTAACTAAATTTATTAAGTTCTGGCGTAAAAACATAGAAGCACGGATACACAGAGTTGATTTTTCTAGTACGTTTTCAGAATATAAATTTATAGAAAATGTTATTACGTTTAATTAATAATAGTGTTTTAGATTTTTAGTAATAGGAAATTATTTATATCATGGAAATAACCGCAATGCTTTTTTGGAACGTTTTATTAACTCTTGTTATTGCCCCAGCACTATTTGCTTTTCGTGCAATACAACAGGAAGTTAAAAGAATAGATATTCTAGTAGCCAGAACACGAGAAGAGTATACTACCAAAGAAGATATGCGCGATGCTCAAGATAGGATAATGACCTCATTAAGACGTTTAGAAGATAAGCTTGACTTAATGTTAAGTACTAAAGGAGCAGGTGAATAATGCCAAAGAAAAAAACATTAAGGTTTACGGATGAAGCAAGTAAAAGATTAGCTAAGTCTGTAGGATATACTGGTTCTATAGATGGATCACCAGCAGCGATAAAAGAGTATGGAGAATTTTTACGGAATAATCCTGAAGCTGATCAGTTAATGAAACATTATAAAACTCAAGCTATGCAGATGGCTAAGGGTGGCATGGTTAAGACAAGAAAGAATTATCAGACAGGTGGGCTAGCAGCACCACAGGTAACAGGAGTAGGTACTCCACAGTATCTACCTCCACAGACAGCCGCAGGTAGATCAATTCAGGATGAAAGTACACGGCGTATCTTCCAGCCTTCTACTCCCTTTGGAGGAACGGTAACTCCTGTAGGTACACAATTACAGGAAGGACAATTTGTTGATCCGGCTTCTGGTCAGGTAGTGGGGGATAGAGCGGCAGGAGCAGTATTAGCTCAGACATCACAGGCTGGTATGGCACCCCAATTTGAGGCTGCTAAAACAACGGCTCAAACAGCGGCAGCAGGTATTGAGGGCGCTATACAGCCCTTCGACGCTGCACAGGTAGGGCAGCAGGTAGGAATAACAGGGCAAGAACAGGATACTACAGCAGTATCTGATATACAAGCTGCTCAAGGTACAGCTACTGTTACTCAGAATGAAATACAAAGAGATATTCAAGACGGTGAACTTATAAGCGGCGTAGCAGATGCTGAAAAAGCAGCCGCCTTTACGGAACAGATACAAGCAGCTACGGCAACCCCCAGTGATAAGGCAACTGTTCAAGGTCAACTTGGAATATTAACAGCCGATTTTGATGCTGCTAATCCTCCTGCATGGGCAGCAGGGGCATTACGTGCAGCTACAGCTAAGATGGCTCAACGAGGTTTAGGAGCCTCTAGTATGGCTGGACAGGCTATTATACAGGCTACATTAGAAGCAGCCACTCCTATAGCTGCAGCAGATGCAGCTACGGTAGCACAGTTTGAAAGTCAGAATTTATCTAATAGACAACAGCGGGCTATGCTATCTGCTCAACAGCGGGCAGTTTTTATGGGGCAAGAGTTTGATCAAGCCTTTCAATCTCGTGTCCAGAACTCTGCTAGAATTGGTGACATTGCCAACATGAATTTTACAGCAGATCAACAGATACAGCTTGAAAATTCACGTAATGCGAACACGATGAATTTAAGTAATCTTAGTAATAATCAGGCTACGGTTATGGCAGAGGCTGCTTCACTTGCTCAGTTGGAAGTTAGTAGTTTAAATAATAGGCAGCAAGCTGCAGTACAGAATGCTCAGAACTTTCTACAGGTAGATATGACGAATGCATCTATACAGCAACAAACTGATATGTTTAAAGCCCAGCAAAGGGCAGCGGCTACTCTTACTGATACAGCAGCAGAGAATGCATCAAGACAGTTTAATGCTTCTAGTGATAATCAAGTAGACCAATTCTTTTCTCAACTAGCTACGCAGACTAACCAGTTTAATACATCACAGGCTAATGCTCAACAGCAATTTAATTCAGGGCAAGTGAATACTATTAGCCGATTTAATCAGGAAGTGGCTAATCAAAGAGATCAGTTTAATGCAAGAAACCAATTGGTAGTGGATCAAAGTAATGCAGTATGGCGAAGAAATGTTGCCACTGCTGCTACTTCACAGGTAAATCGCGCCAACGAACTTAATGCAAAGGCGGTGTTAGATATATCCAATACTGCATATAATAATGTGTGGCAATATTATGATGATGTCATTGAGTGGGCACACACTAGTGCAGAAAGTGAGTTAGATAGAAATAATGCAATGGCTATTGCTGAATTAACTGCACAAACAAAAGCGGATACCGCTGAAGCCAATAGGGATAGTGCTGCTGGTCAAGCTGTTGGTGGTTTGATAGGTACACTAGGATCAGCATTTATTAGTGGTGGCTTTTTTTCAGATATGAGATTAAAAGAAAACATAAAATTAGTAAAGAGATTAGATTCTGGCATTGGCCTATTTACATGGGAATGGAACGATATCGCTGAAAGACTTGGTGCAAAAAGTAGAAGGGTTAAAGGCGTTATAGCACAGGATGTTATGAAGTATCTCCCTGATTTAGTATGGAAAGATAGGGATACTGGTTACTATAAAGTTAATACATGGAAGGCACTTTTGACATGATTACAAATCGCGCACCTTATTTGCATAAAGCTTATGAAGATGAATTTTATCAAAGTGCTACTGATTCTTCAGGTGGAAAAGGTTTACTACGCCGACAGAAACAGGTAGCTGTAGAAGATTTAAATGATCCCAGAAAATCAATGGCAAAGTATTTCGGTAAGATAAGAAAGATGAGGGAAGAATTTAATGGCAGCACCTGAACCCGTCTTCGACGCTCCTGTTCCCGGTAGCGGCTTAACAGCAGAGCCGGGAAGTAGATCATGGAAAAATCCTCCTCAGTATTCTTCTGTTGAAGATGCTGTAGACTATTATGTAACTAGGCTATCTTCAGATGAAGTGGCAAATCAAGTAGTTAGTGTGTTAGATATGGGAGTTCCTGTAACTGATCTAGCTAATATTATGCAGACGCATGGTATCATGGAAGGTAAACATACACTAGATGTAAGTATGCTTATACTTCCTGTACTTATGGAGGTAATTGCATTAATAGGAGACACTGCCGGTATTGATTACAGTATGGGTACAGAGAAAGATGATCCAGAAAGGATTCATAATTCAGTAGTTCGGGGTGCTAAACTAAGATTAGAAAAAGAACTTCAAGATAAAACGCTAGACAATCTTGGTAAAAATGAGGAAGAGGTAGAGCCAGAAGAAGTACAAAATGAAATGGCTGATGTAGAAGAGCCAGTTATACCTACTGGATTAATGGCAAGGAGAAGTTAGATGGGGGCTTTTGGATTAGGCGTTGTTCAAGGTTTTTCTACTGCAACTAAAAAGCAGTTGGATGAACATATAGAAAGACAAAACAATAGATTTGATGATAGAATGAAGTTTCTATTGCAAGATGCTACATCAAAACGTACTATTTATGATAAGGATAAACGAGAAGCAGGGAAAGCTCTTAAAGCTATGTATGGTCTTACTGGTGATTGGAATGATGCCCAAGTAGCTATTGAAGCTCTTGGAGGTGTATCAAAAGATGGTGGGAATATAACTACATTTATTCAGGATTATCAAAATGCACTGAAAGAAAATCCTAATTTAAAGGTACAAGATGTACTTAATTATACTGGCGAACAGCAAGGTAACATGACTCAGACTCAAGCGATGAGTAATATGGCAACGCCATTTTCGTATGAGCTTCCTGCTATTGATCCTAAACAACAAGATCAAGGCTTCTTATCTTCATTAGGGTTTAAAGGATTTAGACAGAACAGTCAACAGCGGATTATGCAAGAAATGAAAGCGCGAGGGTATAATCCAACTCGTGCTGGTGGTAAAGCAGCAGGACAAGCTATGCAAGCCAGAGCAGGTGATAGACAAGTACAAATTCAATGGGGCGCACTGGGTAAAAAAGAGCAGCAAGCGGCTAGGCTACAAGAGGCCCAGATCGGCGGGGCTGAATCACAGCTAAAGATCACTCAAGATAAAGTTAAGAATTTATCAGAAGCTAATAATCGAATAATAGAAGCACATCAAGTAAGTATGCAAGATAAACGAAGTAGTATGGAAGAAAGGAGTAAAAGGCTGCGTATTTTTGAGCAAGAAAATACACCTGAAATGGTTAAACTTAATCGTAGGTTTACAATAGCAAAGACTATCAAGGCTGAATCAGGTACAGATGCTGAAGAACAGTGGAATTTATTAGACTCACAGGAAAGAGATTATCGTCGGCAAATAAGAGAAGCGGCTACTGATGCTGGTAGTATGCCAACTGGACGCAAAGTACAAGAATGGCAAGACCAGATTAAAGATATTAAAGTCTCAAAGGAAGAGTTAATGCCAACTATAGCTGCAGCAACGACTGATCGTTTTAGTAAAATTAATGTAGTAAGTTTTGCTACTTCTATTAAAAACGATGCTATACGAGATGCCGGTCTTAAATATGAACTAGATAGAGATGGACGGTTTAGGATACTAAAAGGTGGTACAGCAGATAAAATTTACCAAGCAAGTAGAAATGCATATAATAACTTTCGGAAGGCTTTCGAAGACTCAAACGCACCCCAAGTTTTACAACAACGTGAGGCTATGAAACAGTCTATGTATAATGCTCAAAGTACATATGTAACAAACAATGTTAATAAGCATTTTAAAGAAGTTGGGCGTGGAAAGACTACCCATGATACAATACCTAAAGCATTTAAACCGGGAAAACTAGTAGATGGTGTATGGAAAGATGGTAAAACCGATTACGCTACCCTGCAAAAGTTAAAACCCGGTACTGTTGTATTAATGAATAGTAGATATGCCCTTAATCAAAACTGGGAACGCTATAGAGAGACTGGTAATTTTGGGGTATGGACTGGGAAGGGAATTATTCAACGAAAGAGATTGTCTAATGAAACAAATCGACCAACATACTTTGGACAAAGGCCCGCACAAAATAAATTTTTTCAATAAGGGGTAAGGCATATGGCTAAAGTAGATGAGTATAGTTCACCACGAGATGATGGTGCAAGAGTTGTCTTTGATCCAAAAGTAGAACAGGCTAATAGAGTTAGTGCTAGAGCGCAGCGATCAATAGATGCTTCTCGACAAGGTTTTGAAAAAAGAAACAAGGAACTAAGAGCAGCAGGTTTACCCGAAGTTAAACTGCCTTCTCGAAGCCGAAGGACATCACGAGATGAGTATAGTTCACCACGAGAGGGTGGTGAGGATACTGTAGTAGAGGAACCTGTTACTAGAGAGGATAGCCAACCAGAAACAAAAGTAGTGTCGGCCCCTACGCCAAGAAAACAGGTTCTAGCCCCAGTGCTGAGACAGGTAGAACCCCCTGCACCCCCATCCCCATCCGTTCAAGCAGAATTTGATAAGCTTCCTCCCGAAGCTAAGATACCTGTTGGGAATAACGATACGCAGGAAGCAGCTATCAAAAGATATAAAGCAACTCAGATAGATGCAAATACAGATAGGACTATAGCAAGAGATGATAAGAGCAAAAAGTATAGTGAAGATATACGTAATCTGCGGGCTGACTTTAATAATCCTAATTCTGATCTTAGAATTGATGCTGAGACAGGCCGTAAATTAACTGTTGCAGAAGCAGCAGCAGCGTACTATGGTCCGGGTGGATGGGGCAAAGAGGACTCTCTACTAACTTCTATAGCCGAAGTTTCCCCAAATTTATTTAGTGGCATATTGGGTGGGCTAGGAATACTAATGGAAACAGGTGGCGATATAGTGGATATGGCTGCACCTGCTATACAAGCCATAAATAAAAATCCAGAACTTAGAGATAGAATTAATGCAGCAGGTAAGTTTATAGCGGGTAAAGAAGTACTAACTGGTGATACGGATATAGATACTGACAGGTTTGGCGATATGCTAATGTCAATATTAGAAGCAAGTGATTATGTTGCACCGCTTGGGGGTTTGACTCTAGCTTCCAGAATAGCAACTACACCTACAAGAGCAATAGCTTCAACCCTAGCAGCCACGGTAGGTGCTAGAAAAACAGCAGAGAGACTTGCTGAAACAGGCAGACTAACAAAAGCAGGTGCAGCACGATCAGAAGCTAAGATAGCAAAGAGAGAAGGCGCACGTACAGCACGGGCAAGGGCACGTATGGAAGGGCCTAGTCCTATGCGTATGCTTGCTGCAGGAAGTGAAGTAGCAGAAAAAGCTAGCAGATTAGCAGATGAGGCGGCGGCAGCTAACCAAGATATAGCACAGCAAACAATTAAAGAATTTGAAATCTCTCTTAGGCCAGAAGGTTGGAAAGAAGGCGATCCAACTACCTCAATATCTACTCTTAATAAGCAAACGGGTTTATTGGAGATTGATCCTGAGAAGGTTCGTGGGCTGGGTAAAGAAAGAGCCAGACAATTATACCATGCAGAACGTGTTGAAGAATTAACTAAACAATATGAGGGTAAGCCAACTAAACTTCAGGCGGCGATTCTACAAACTGAAGAGGCTTTAGCAGCAGGGAAATTTGATTCTCAAATAGATGCCTTAACCAACCCCATGTTAAATCCAGATAAGTTCAATGCCATTGTGGGTATAGCCAGTGATTTAAGAAAGGCAAGTCCTGATCTTTGGGATGACAGTAAGACTGTAATAGATAATCTATTTGACCTAACTGTACAGAAAAAACTTACAGGTCAAGGCGCTCAAGAAATTGCGGACACTATGAATAAGTATGGATTTTCTTTTGATGATTACGTCCTGACTATAGTAGGCACTGGTTCTGAAGCAGGTAAGGTTTTAAAGAAGCTATCAGACATCCGTAGAGCTAGACCTGAAACAGAAGTAGACTTAGCCAACAAGGCTGCAGCAGCAGCAATGGATTCAGCACTTAAAAATGTATCTCAGCGAATAGAGAATATTCGTAGGGGTGGCATGGTTTCTCAGATAGCAACGGCTGCACGTAACTTAACCTCTGCTGGTGGACGTATGCCACTAGAGGCCCTTCAAAGTGTAGCTGAAACTGCAATGTATAATTTACAACATGGTGGTTTCAGAAAAGGGTTAGGGACATTTAAGTCTAGTGATGCATGGAGAGGTGCCTTTAAACCTATGTATCATACATTTAGAAATCCTAGAGAAGCCAAGGAATATGTAGATTTAATTTTAAATAGACCTGAATTGGCCCCTACTTTTAATCGCTTGTTTGGTAATCTTAATGAAATTCAAATGCTAACAGGCAGAGGTCAATCTACCACTAGAGCAGGTAAGGTAGTTGATAATGTCCTATCGGTTGGTGAAGATTTTGTTGGAGATTTAAATGTATTTAATAGGCTACAAGAATTTACAGTTAGAAGAGGTGTGTTTTTTGGTCAGCTAGAGAATTTAACAAAGCGTGAATGGGGCATTGATCTTATTGAAGCATTGAATGAGGGCAAACTAACTGGTATGTTAAATGATTCATTAAAACCAGAAGGTAAGCGGTCTTTCTATGAGCTTCTTGAAGACAGCACACGTTTAGCAACGGATATTACATACGCTAAACAACCAGATACTAAGATGGGCAGAGCGGTTGCTCACTGGATAACAAACGCAAGCTTTGGTCCGGTTCGTGCAACTTGGGTAATACCCTTTCCAAGATTTATGATGAATGCCCTAGAATTAATGGGCCAATATGGGGCCGGTGCATCTATACCCCTTACTAAAAAAGTCATTAGTTTAATGAAGGGAGGTAAGCCTTCTACTAAGTTTGATGGCATACCCGGTATGGATTATGGAACGATGAAGCTTGATGGCAAGCCTATCAAGTGGGCCAACTTGCCTAAAATGAAATTAACAACTAAGGATAGACAGAGAATATCTCGTAATCTAGCAGGGCTTGGAGCCTTTTATGCTATGTACAAGTACCGTACAATGGATGACGCCCCCGCTGATTACAAGATGATGAAGACTAGTGAAGGAGAAGTAATAGATACAACGCCTCAGTTTCCAATGAGGCAGATGCTTATGGTTGCTGAACTAGGTAAGCAAGCAATGCAAGGAGATTTAGGGGAGTGGTTAAGCAGAAAAAATAATATAAAAGAACTGGCTGAAACCTTCTTAGGAACAAACATTAGGACTGGTACTGGTGCTGGCTTGATGACAGATTTAGTTGAGACGATTGAGGGTCTAGGCTTAGGAGATGTAGATAAAACAGACTTGGTAGCTACAGAGAAGGCAGCTAGAACATTAGGTAGAGCTATAGGTAGCTATGCGGTATCATGGTTGACACCCTTTGTGCAAATTAAAGAGGCACAGAGGTGGTTGGGTAGCCCCGATCTTCTGGGAGATGAGGGTGAAGCAGGGAAATGGTTTGGTGTACGACCAGACGCGTTTGGGGATGTTGCTAAAGACCCTAAATTAGGTGCATCTTTCTCAGATCAACTTATCCAAAATGTAAAGCGTCCAATACAGGCTAGGGGTTTTGGCCTAACCCCAGAGCAAGAGAGGCTATTACCTGAACGGGTTCGTATTGGACAACCAGATGATAAGAGACTTTACTCTGGAATAAAAGCATTAACCGGACTATCATTCAGGAAGCGAGACTCAAAAGATATGGAGTATCTAAATAAGTTAGGCTATTCTGAATGGACACAAGGTAGTAAATCTAAAAATCCTACCATAAAAAGATTTGAAAATACACTTATACAAGAGGCGTTGCCTAGCATTGTAGAGTTTTTAAGAGATAACGAAATTGAGTTAAGGGCTGAATATAAAGTACAACGGCCCGCATATAAAGAAAATACTACAGAGGATCAGCATGTCCGTGCGGCACAAAGACCTTTGGTCAATGATATGTTACGAGAAGAGAAAGCAATAATTGCAGAGACTAGTATAGCTGCTTATATGGGGGACGATGTGGCTGCAGAAATAGCTGAAGCACAAAAAGCATATCGTAGACTTTCTAAAGATCAAAGAGTAGCAGCAGTTAAGCTATTTTATCAAGAGGAAAACCGTTACCCTACATTCAGTAAGGCAGAGGATTTATCAGACCTAGCTTCTTACGCTATAGGGACAGGACTTGGCCGTAGAAGTAGGTAACTCTCCTACAACAAAAACATTTTTAATAAGGCCACTATAAGCATTGCACAGGCCACAGAGTTAACAACTATCAACGCTCTATCGTGCCATATAAAACCTACGTAACCCCACATAGCTGTTCCTATACAACTAAGTATGATATCTAACTCGTGATGGATACCTGCTGACCTAATAGCAATGGCCCCTAAAAGAATGAAGCTGGCGCACCATTTGATGTACCAGCTTCTATCTTTATAGGGTGTTATCTTTTTAACGAGTGTCTCCAAATCCACCTATCTTTCCCCTTTCTTTACGTGAGCTTAGTTTATTCCTGTTGCTCATGGCTATCTGACCTAGAGACATATTAAGATCAGTGGCTATGGCTGAACAGTACCACAGTACATCACCTAACTCTCCCGCTATTTGTTCCCTCCAATCAGGTGGCATGTTATCTAGTCCATCCCTCACAATCTTCTTTACCTTGTTGGCTACCTCTCCTGCCTCTCCTGTCAGGCCAAGTGCAGGATATAGTATCTTCATATTGTGAGGATAGATAGCTGTCTCCTTAGCCTCTGCCTGATAGGCATCGAACGTAAAGGCGCTTCCTTTTTCTTTCATAAATTCCTCCGCTTCATCTTCTAGGCTTCTCATCTAATTGTTTCCCACTCTTTTAACTTATCGAAGTAGGCACGGCTATAGCCCCTCTCCCACTCCTTATACTGCATAGTTTCTTTAGGGTAGGGATTAGCGGTGATGATTATAGTTGCACCCCTACGGGACTTCCTAGTCCACTGTCGTCTGCTTTTAAAAGCTTCATAACCTGCCTTGTACTGTATCTTCAAGGGAGGCATAGAATACTTCTCGTAATAAATTTTACTCCTAGCCATGTAGTTCCTCATTTAATTGGTTAATCTTTAGGTTATAGCAATCTGCCCTGACTGTGTAGTTATTACTAGGATCAACATCCCCCTTCTTTAAAAAAGTAGCCTTCTTAAAATATTCATCCTTGCCTAGCATACCTAAATACCAGCCTTCTGTCAAGTCTTTTTTGACCCGGACAAAGGCATAGACATCGCAGTCCTGCTTAGTATTATACTTAGCAATGCTACAGTCGTAGTGTAGCAGAGGCTCTACTGATGTCTGTTTAGTCTTGACATCTACCTTAGTACCGTTAGACATTACGAGATCATACTCATAGGTATTTTCCCACGTACCTCCTAGACAGGCTAGAGCTAACTGCTCTCCCACAAAACCTGCGATATTTCCTCCTCCATATAATATAGAATTATTTAACCGGCCCATCTCTGCTGCCTTCTGTCGGGCGTTGTCAATCATATCAAGTGTAATGTCTACCTGTTTCATTTTATTACTCCTTATAAATACTCTCCGGTTTCAATAAGATTTCTCCAGCTAACAGGAAACAACTTAGCACACACCTCTCCAATTTGCTGGGCAACATAACGAGTTTCTTTCTGTGCATCCTCTGCAATCCGTTGTGCATACACTCTATGAAATGCAGACAGACTTCCTGTCCAGTACCATTCCGTATAGGCGGATTGAGGAAGGACCATACGGGCTTGTTCAGGTGCTATACCTGTCTCTATCATATTCTGATAGCATTGAAGAGCGAACACATGAGCGGGCTGTACACTGTACTCTGTAGTCTCATCAGAGCTACCCTGTTTCTTATCTTTAGAAGCTAACCTCCATTCTTCAGGACTATAAAGCTCTGGTGTATAGTCAACATACCTTCGGCTTACCTCATTCCATACCAACCCTACCTGATGTTTACCCAATTGTCTAGCTACAAAAATAGGAGCCTTGATATAGTAGGTCAAAGCAGTATGTGCAAAGGGTGTCCAGTGCTCATGTAAAGCAAGGTACCTAAGCAACCCCCTATCCTTGCTGTTGATATGTGGGATAGTAAGTTGGTAGCCATCTACATCTATCTGGTCATAACATTCTTCTACAGAACGCTTACCAAAAGATACACGGGCAGCATTAACTACTGACAAATCACTACCCATATGGTTAATGTATTTAACTTCCATCTTACCACCCTAACATTAGTTTAGTTTCATACGGAACCTTATCCATATTGAATGGTGGATCAAATGTTGTAATGACATTAACTGATTCAACATTCTCCACCTCCCCCGCCTTGTGAATAGCGTGGACAATCTCATCCGCATAAGGACAAAATGCACTGGTGAGAGTATGCGTAATGTCAACTACCCCTTCCTCCTCATCTGTATCTATCTTATAGATCAGACCCAAATCATACACACTAACTCCCGACATCTCTGGATCATACACCTCCTTGAGATTGTTTATGATGTGCTGTTTATCTATAGGAAGTGATATATCCTTTTCCCTTTTGATCTTCTCCCTAAGAAGTTTTAGTTTATCTGTTGCTGCTGTCATTTAAGTCTCCCCTTACCGGATAGGTATCTAGGTTGATCACTCTTGTTGAGCCACTGTCTGAACTTTTTCCGTATCTGTTTAAAAACATTAAAGTTCTTCCGGTTTGAAAACAGACTCTGCATAGCACCAAGAGCACATCTTATATTCATTGTATTCATCCTTTGTAATAGGTGAACCACAAACTACACACTCCTTCTGTTGACTTTTAATATCATGTTGTGCCTTCCAACTCTCCTGTAATTCTTTCGACCAAGCCATGTCCCCTCCTAAACTAAGTCAACTACTTCACAAAAATCACCAACACAGTTAAACGTCTGTGATGCGATTGTATTATCATCACCTTCATACTCACTAAGTTTCTTCCAATCTATTTTACTAGGCATTAACTCTAACAGATTTTCGTACTCTTGTCTAGTGCAATCTTGGTAAGGCGCTTGCTCATAGATATGTTCAGACATAGGTAGAAAACTTACACCTGACATATCATTAAAGTTCTTATATACAAATGCCCCAACCTCTAGCCACTCATCCTCCTTAACACTAACTGTGATGGATGGCTTGTGTTCACACCAATACTCTGCATAAATTTTCCATACCTCAAGATGCTCAATAGCTGTCATATCGTGCCTTGTTATTGCACCCTTCGGTGCTTTAATAGGGAAGGAGAATACAGCAGTTGATTCAGGCTTCTTGTTCTCATCCTCGACAGGGAACCCAGCATCCGTCATAAACAAAGTCAGTGGGTCTTTCTTATCTGCACGTACTGTTCTGATGTAGTACTCAGAGTGTCGAGGATGTATACCTGATGCAGCATCAACCAATTGACTAACCGTACCACTAGGCTTAACACAAGTAATGGCAGCGGACGGCTCTATGTTTAGCATAGTTGCCCACTTACGGTTAGTATTAACTGCACCTGTCCTAAGACTACCTAACAGCGCAGGTAAGCTATCTCTTGTCTTATTAGCCAGCATAGCGTTGTCAAGTATGCCTGTAAGAGACACACCTAAGAGACGTTCCTCTTCTGTGTTCTTAGACCACTGCCTACCTAGTCCCTTAAAATCAGTGAAGCAAGACTGGATCGTACCCAGAATAGTTGCAAGTTCAATCTTATCCTGCAAGGATTCTGCCGTATCGTCTGCCCTTACAACAACCTCACTCAAGTTACAGAACTGCTTAGGTCTAAGGATGATCTCACTGCATGGGTTTGTACCGTAGTCAACATCAGACTCCCGGCGTCCATACTTAGCAGCTTGCTTCTGTGCAGCCTGACGGTTGAAGATACCTCGCTCACCTGACTTACTGTCATACAAGGCACTCCACTCACGCAGGAAGGAACCTGTATCTAAGCCATCTGTATAGCATACAGAGTTATTGGCAAAGGATCGTTGAGGTTCTGTGTTCCACCAATCCCCACTCTTAGCATGACGCATTCGATCATCACTAAGGTTAGACAGGCTAATCAGTGCAGACCTACGTACTCCTCCAACAACCACAACGTCAGCAATCTTACACATCAGATCGTGACACTCCAAGCTATTAAGCTTACGGCCTCTGGCATTCCTGAATAGGTTGCAGGTGAACTTGAACAGTTCATTCAAAGGTTCAGGACCACTTGCCCTGCCCCCAAAGGTCTTTAGCTTGGCACCTTGCGGACGTACCTTAGACATATCCCATTGAGGAACCTGTCCAGCATACAACAGATTAATCAGTTCTTTAAATGATCTGAACCAACCTTCCTTACTGTCCTGTACAACGATACAAGTTTCGCTAGAGTCAAACTGATCAGGGATAGTGGGAAGCTGGTTGATGAACTGACGCTCCACGCTAAAGCCTACACCTGTGCCATGCATCAGGATGTAGAGGCACTCATCAAAGGAGCGAGGGCTGTCCACAGGCAGGTAGCTGCAGTTATAAGCAGCTATATGGTTGCGCTCTAATGCAGGGCCAGCCGTCATCATAGCTCTCATGCTGGGCATGATCTGCATAGTTACGATAGCTACGTATAGATCAGTGTACGTTTTTTTAGGCATGTCATAGCCGTGATTTGTTTTAAGAAAAGACTTGTAAAAATCTAGTAGCCTTCGCACTGTCTCTTCCCATGTCTCTCTACGCCCCTCCTTATCAAGCCAGCGACTATAACGTGACTGATGGATGAATGCCTGATAGTCTGTTATCATATTAAGGGTAGCTCCTTCTGCTCTGTCTGTTCTGTGCTGGACTGTTCCCTTGCCTGTAGTTGTATTACTGCCCCTATTATATTAGCAACGTCCTTATAGGGCTGTCGGGCTAGGTAGTTTATAATTTCGTTCACGAGATTGATTGGTATTTCCATGTTGATCTCCTATAAAGAATTTTGTGTGGCTGTTATCCTATGAACAGTAACCCCATCTACATCAGTAAACATATCCTCAATATAATCTTTTAATTCAGGTATAACAAGTTCATCTGCTGGTATAGGGTACTCCTCTATATCAATTCTTAAAGTCACTTTAAGTTTAACCTCCATCCCTAATTCCCACGTACTCCTTGATCGAGTCTTCATCAATCGTATCTAAAACAGGCGTTGATGTAGCCTTCCTCAATGCGTCAGCTTCTACCATGTCTTGTGGTTCCACTCCTGTATGTTCGCGTTGACCAAACAACATGGTTACGTTTATTCTTTTGTTGTCAAAGCCGGGAAGAAAGTTTACGTCTGCTGTTTTATGAAACAGATTAGAGTCAAACATAACACACCTGTTATATTTATATGGTACGTATACTGCACTAGAATCCTTTTCTTCTAAGAATTTTAATACCTCTGTCTTATCATCCCCATTGTAACGAGTAAAGTCCCAGTCAGGAGGAGCACCTGTATCCCAAATCCACATGCCCCCTGTCTTACCTATGTCTTTCTCTTCGTCGTAATCTCTGTTTGCTTTTGTAGGCGTGATCCAAAAGTTTACATTGACGGCTGCAAAGTCCGCATGGATATCAATGCCGGGACACTTGGACTCATACTTAAATGCCCACATCTGTGATAGGTTTCGTTTATTCACATCATCAAATATGTTTGGCATGTGAGTTACCATCTCCAGAGACAGAGTAGATAATGTCTGCGGTGAGAAACCGTTCTCTCTGAATGCACCTAAGTACCCCCTACCATAAATGGTATTCCAAAAAGGAAACTCTAAGCAATACGTCTTTAGTTTTTGTAGGGCTTCGGGGTTCATAAAGTCGTCTATGACTACGATGTTTGGATTTGTATTGTTATAGTTGTTCTCTATTTCATCAAAGGGTAACTTCAAATTAAGGGCACCCTCTTGATGCTCATGGTGGGGGAGAATTAACTTACCCGTGTTTAGTAACCACAGAAGGTGACCCACATCATGCGCCTCTTTCATATGCAGCATGTGTTCTTTAAAGGGTTGGTCATTGGAATTATCTAAGGGATCGTATTCCTTTTCCTCCACCTTTTTTTTATTCTTTGCTCTACGTTGCTTTCTATTAGTCGCCATCATTAGCTTCCTCTTTTATTAGAGCCGTTAGATACCATTCGGCTTTCTTCAAATCCTTCCACGGCTCCGCTGGATTTTTATGCTTATGTCTACAGATATATTTTAAGATGTTACCCATAAGATATCCTTTGTATTCATCTATAGACATACTAGATTTAATTAGCTCAATCGTTTCTATAACGCCCTTTTTATAATGGGGTGGACGTACAATATCATCTAGGTTATCCATCTTATTTTCCTTCTTTATTGAAGTTAACACTTATTATGTTACCTTCTGATGTGTAGTTCTGTTTAAAAAAGTAGGGGTCATCCTTAGCTGTATCATTAGCTACACCCTCTGATATAGCAACGTATTCCATTGCCCGGTCATATAAATCTGGATCATCTTCATACATAGGCACAGCAGCACATATAGTTTTTGCTAGAGTTAGTATTCTATTATGATCAGCGTCACATAAAGATGCAGAGGTACTTATAATTAAGTCAATAGATATTTCTCCTGTCCAGTTATGCTCCTCATCAACGCTAGGACTTATCTGTATGAGGAAATCATTAGGGTCTACTTCATATGTTGTCATTCCTTATATCCTCTTCTCCTTACAGGCTATAAATTTATTCAGCTTAGGAAGACGCTTCTCCTTCAGCCAGCTTTCGGGTATGATCCTATCATAACAAAGGAAGCCATACTTTTCGCACCACTCTTTATACGTGGACTTGGCTCCCTTGTAAAGCTTTCTGTTACTGTTTTCAAAAATAAACCTGATGTCTAGGTGTGGATGTTGACGTTGTATCTCTCTATGTTTTCTCCTATCCTGTGTAACAAACCTGCCCTTAACTTCTATGATTATATTGTTAGGCAATATGAAGTCGGGTGTATAGGTCCGGTAAGCCAAGTCTTCCCACTCTATTTTAATAGCCTCGTATTTAAAGCTTATCTTTTTAGTGTCGAGGTATTGTGAGACTTTAACTTCTAACCCGGACCTATACCCATGCTTTCTGGCAGCACTATACTGTTTGTAATTCATACCAGAAAGACTATTCCGTAATGTAATTAACTACTTTAGGGTCTTTAGCTTTGGAGGGTATGGAAGGAAGCTCCTCTAATGTGGGCCAACAATCTGTTTTATAATCGCAGAACCCGCATGTAATCCCTAACACATACCTACCTGTAGACCTACCCCTAAAGAACTCTGGTTTTTTATCAAACGACCTGCTGAATTTGTTATCATCCAGCTTAGTCTTTACTGTTTCTATTTTAGCAAACTCTTCCTCCGTATTCAATCCTGAAGCAGGAACATATTTAAACTCACCAGTAGCCTTGTTAATGACCCACCAGCCACCGGCTTTTTTGTTGGAAGCCTTAGCATAACCAGCTAGTTGACCAACGTAACCAAACGAGTCTGACTTTTCTAGGTCCGCATAAGAAGAAAACTTATTACGGTATGACCAATTCGAGGCAGACTTGATGTCGTCAACAGCACCATCAATACTAAGATCAGTAGTTCCAGATATAGTGGTGCCGTCTGTAAGTTTAAGAGTAACCTGTTCACTATCTTCATACTTTACTCCTGCTTCGGTAAGTACCGCTTTAAACACGGCTTCTACTATGTCACCTATCATCATGTTCATTACGAATGTTGTTGCCTTTGGTCTTGCTACCTCCGGTTTGTTTTTGCTATACCAAAGCTGACAATAGGGACGCCCAACATTAGACATACGTAGTTTAAAATCCTTTCTGTTACTGGAGTCCTTGCCAAACTGACGGCGCAGAGCATCCCCGATTTGTGTACACACAGCCTCTATTGTGTCTTCAGACATCTCTGTTTTATTATTAGTGGCGTCATCAAGGTACTGATGCACCGCCAGTTCAGCAGGGTGTTGCATATTAAATCTCCTTAGTTTTCTACGGATGTGTCAACTGTGATGAACTCTTCTACTAACGATGCATCTTCAGATGAAAGGTTATTAACATGCTTATCCTCCCATTCAGAAGTTATATACTCATTGTAATTGGTAACCCAATCAACGAAAGAACGGAAGGTATCTTGTACATCTTCTCCAATAGGGAGTACCTCCGTTGTGTCTAGGTTTACATTAGGTACATAGTATGTGTTACCGTTGGGCAGCTTACGCTCATCAGTTTCACAGCCTATCCTGTACTGCACAGGCAACCGACGCTGCTTCAGTAGAGCCTGAAATGGTTCTCCAACGTGCTTGAATGCTTCACGCTGATCTACTTCCCAGATGAATGGGATTTCATTCATCTCTCTGTTTAAAGCATCACCATTTGCATTGGTAGGGTTAGTCAAATTTACTGTCCCAAAAATAACACGCACTCTTTTAATCTGCCTGATTAAATTCTGCATGTCTTCAGGGAGAGCCTTGAAGTCTTCGATGTATCCAGCGGGCTTACCACAATTAAGACCACCCGTGTTATCCTTTAAGTCTACGTTCAGGCTGTCAGCCATCACGGTTTTTACAAACATGTTCTTGATAGTACCCCTACCTTTTACAAAACGCTTATACATAAAGCGTTGCATGTATGGTCGAATGCTAATGCTAGAAGCATAGTAGGTTTCGTCTGTATCTGGAACCTCAAGACGATACGTTCCACCACCCACTACTTCTAAGTTCATGGACTTACCTTTAATTTCGGCTGTGCCCATGATAGCAGAGTGATTAATACGCAGCCTAGCTAAGGTGCTCTTGGCCTTGTCAGAGTTCTGTTCTCCTACCATGCCCATTACCTTAGCCATAGCTTCGTAGTTCGTCGTATCAATTGTTGCTACCTGATTCATTCTGTGTTTCTCCTTTTATGGTTAGAAAGATTGTTAGTTTTAACACATTTTCTATTTAGTGTCAAGCCAATTCTCACCTATTTTTGCTTCTAACAGTAGTGGTACATTAAAATCTATTTCCCACTGCTGCTGGATCAAGTCGTGAAGATTGTCATTGACCTCATCTATTACACTTAGGGCATACTCCTCTTCTTCTGGATGAACATCAAGTACTATACTATCATGCACCGTATTAACGATGCATGTCTTCATACCCTCAAGCAACTCCTCAATATACAGTAGTACCAAAGGTACGATGTCTGCTGTGGCAAAGGATTGCACGGGGTAATTCTTTATCTGTGTGAAGTGCGAAGGTGTACCGTTACGCCTACGCTCACAATCTGGAAAGGAAAACTCTCTGCCAGACGGTGTAGTTACAAGCCCACTAGATAGAACGGCAGTAGCCAAGGCACTGTGCCATCTAGCTATACCAGTATACTTATTTATAAAGTGTTTGTAGTAGGTAGCTTCTGCTGGGCTACGCCCAAAGCCAGTGGCCCCATATAAGGGAGCAAAGGTGTGGGCCTTAGCTTCCTGTCTACTTATAGGCTGACCTGCCCTACTGATAATATCAGCGGTATAGCTGTGTACATCAAAGCCCTCCCTAACCTCCTGCATAGCTAGCTTATCTTGTGATAGGTACGCTGCTGTCCTGAACTCTAGCTGGGCAAAGTCTGCCTCAAGTATCTTACCTCCCTCAAAGCGGCTGACAAACACACGTTTGATAGGAAAGGTACCACCTCTAGGCATGTTCTGCATGTTAGGATTACGACCACTGAACCTGCCTGTAGCTGTCATGTGCTGGGTTAGCTGTACGTGCAGCCTACCATCTGGCTTGGTGTACAGGTCAATGCCGTCCACAAAGGAAGACAGGTAAGTGTCCAATGCACTAAGCCTACGAACATCATGTAGGAAACTAACTGCAATCATCTTCTTCCTGCCTCGTGCAGTAGCCTCAAGGGTTTCGAGGTAACCTTTGTTAGTGGTGAATCCCCCGGCAGTTACCCAACTATTATTGGGCACGTTAAACTTCAGGCCCGCTACTTCTTTGGTAGGTTTCAGGGTGTACCCAGCACCAGCACACATGGCACACTTGGTTGCTTTGGTAAAGGGCTTACCATCCTTACGTGTCTTCTTTATCTTACCATTCCCGTAACAGCCTGAACATTTAGTGGCTGCTGTCTTATACATAATGGTTGAGTTCTCTTTAATCTTTTGTTGAAACTCTGTACCTGTAACAAAGCTAGTGTCATTAACCCATGTCTGTTTATTATACACCTTCCTAGAATAGATTACCCATGACAATTGTTCAGGGCTATTAAGATTAATAGGTGTGTCACCCATTAGCTGACTAACCCGTTGGTCTAAGGTAGTCTGTAGCTGTAGTTTCTCTGCTTCAAATTCATCTTTAACTCGCAGTAACTCATCCCTATTGACAGTGAACCCACGCTGAAAGATATGTGCCAGTACACACGCTACCCTGTTAGTCATCTCAATTGTTTTGTATAGCTTACAATCTTTCTCTCCTTGCAAACGCTCCTGTATTTTATTGTATAGCTGCTGGGTAGCATGTAAGTCTGCACTAAGATAAGCGGATAGTTCTTCTGTAGGTATGTCTGCTACGCTTACACCCTTCTTTAGGTAATCTTTAAGGGTACTTTCTTTCTGTGTCTCTAACTCATACCTCTCAGCACAAGCCTCTAATGACAAGGGTTGCTTCTGTCCACGCTGTAGTAGGTACTCACCTAGCATTGTATCAAACACTACACCGTCGTACACAAAGCCACACTCCCACAACCATACCAGATCGTAGGCTATGTTATGTCCTATAAGTAGCGTGGTCTTATCCAGAATACTTTGAAGACCGGAACTCTTAGCAGGGGAGAAGTGTTCTTCCTCTCCCATCTCTGTAAGAGTACCAACTAAAACTAATTCATTGGTAGGCTCAAAGGGATCGAAGTGTGTCTTACCTCCTCGTTTAGTTACGCTATTCTCTATGTCCAATACAACTTTCATAGTTGTCTCCTATTACTAATTAAGTTTTCCATTTCGGGGTGCCCCTTCAGTAGACAGAGCAGCTTTCCAGAACGTAGTTAAATTAACATGAGCATACCACACAGCATCGAAGTCTTGTTTAGTAAGTTTCTCCTGTTTATTAAAACGCCTTAGCATAATAAACGATAGCTCTGCTAAAGCTATAGCCTCATCAGAAGCCCCGGTAATAGAGGGCAGGGGTTCCTCCTCTTCCTCTGTCATAGCTTTGCCAATATTAATAGTTGAACAATAATCAAGATGAGTAGTTCCACTGCAAGGATCGTATGATACCACACCCACCTCGCTTGGTAAACCTCTAATACTTTTTTATTACTCTGTAATTGATTAGTAAGCTTAGTAACTTTAGCAACTAAATGTTTCATTGTATCCTCTCCTATGCAGTATACCTAGCTGTCTTATGGTCAAAGTTACAGTGAACAGTACCATGCCAGCCAGTTAATTTATTCTTAGCGATATTCAAATGACGCATTGGGTCTTCCTCTGCTGCATCTCCGGGGCCTACCGCAAGCTGTGGGTTCTTAGCAATCAGTATCATCAGGTCAGCTTCCGCTGCCTTGCCTGTACGACTGCCTTCCATCATAGCTTGGTTCAATAGTATCTTACCCTCTGCATCTGCACTTAACTGTGACATATAAAACATAGCACAGCCATATATCTTTGCGATCTGTCTAGCGTGGATAGCATTCTCCTTTAACACTTCATCCATACGGGCCGTTGCACTTGAGCGGGCAAACTTATCTCCCATGTCTAGCACAACAATGTCGGGTGACTGGCTCTTACATACACTCTCTACGTATGACATGTCCTTACCCGTGGAATCTTTCATAAAGATATTACCCTGCACTTCGTTATACGATGAGTGTGCCATGTCTCTGTTACTATGTATCTGTTCAAGGCTCATACCTGAACAGGCTGTTAAATACCTTGCTCCGACACGAGAGTATGCCTCTTCGTTTACAAGCACCACACACTTAGCACCCTGCCTTGCAAAACCATCCGGTCCAGCTATAGCGTTGGCATGGAAGGAAGTCTTACCTGTATTGGGACGCGCACCCACCTCAATCAGGTGACCAGCATTCACGCCTTTGATACGTGAGTTAAGCACCGGGATGTTGAAGGACCAGCGGGATTCAAGTGTGTTAGCTGCAAGGATTGCATCAATAGATATATCATCCCACTCAACATTTAAGTCAGGTAGAAAGTTATCATTGTAATTTTCAAGCAATTGACGCAGGGGTTCAAGACTTGTCTGTGTCCCATTGACATACTCGAACCCTAAGTTAGCTATATCCTCACCTATGACTTGTTGAAACAACTTAGATAACACATCATCTGCTACATCATTACCCATAGGTGTCTCTATCTTAATTTGAGAGAACAGCTTAGTGTAGCCTTCCTTCTGTGCAGTGGTCAGTGTAGGGTTGCTCACCATGAACACAGCTTCCACCTCATCAACAGTGAGGTTACGCTTGTAGGTACTCATGGCATAGTCAACTACGCTTTTAATTTTCTGTGCGTCCTTAGTGAATAATCTTGGCGGACACTTCACACCAATGTGATTGTCATAAAATTCTTTATCTAGTAAAGACCTTAGCAGAGCTAGTTCCATAACATATTCTCCAATTTATTTATATCCTCAAGGTTGCGATACTTTAGATCGTCGTTTAGTTTCAATACCTTAATAGTCTCTGCTACATTATGTAGTTCTTTTGCCATGCCTAGCGTTTTAGGTAATGCATCTGGGTCTAGTGCTACTACTATACACGAATACTTTTGTCGAGACAAGAAGCGATATTGTCCATCCGATAATGATGTACCCATGATAGCTACACCTGATCCATGAGATATTTCTTGTGCAACTACGGCTGCACTTATGCAATCTTCAACGATCACAGCTTGGTTAGTATCACCTACCACATAGGGTATAGCGGAGCTACCGTAACGTTTCCACTTAGGTAAGCGTCTACCGAATGCTCGACCTGTAGCGTCAACCATGACGTTACCTTCGTAGATAGGGAACACGATACGATCTTCTTTCACATCCCACATAAGCTCAACCCCTAAGTCCCATTGCTGTATCCACTGTTGGACTTCAGTGTTAGCACTTCTAATTGAGACAATGTACTCTGGCTTGGTGAACAGTTCAGAGTTAGCCTTTTGTTTGCCCATGAGCCTAGCCCTGATGTCTGCTACTGTCATGTGAGTCTGTGTTCCACCGTGTACTTTACACCCTGCCTTGTAGCAATTCCACACCAAGAACCCATCACGATTTGATGCGGTAAAAGTCTTGAAGCCCCGGCAGATAGGACAATCCCTACGTACAGTAGCCTCGTTAGCTAGTTCTAAGTCTTCTACGTAGTGTAAGATATCAAACATGATACAGTTACAACCCCCCATAAAAAGCCTAATATAAAGTCATGCCAGCTAGTCATTATTTTATATCCTGTTGTCGTTGTGTCAATGCAGAATTAGCAGATGTATAGGTATGGTTCATGTAAGGCTTGACGCTTTGCGGATTAGCATGACCAGTGACAGACATGATCTGTCCCATAGGTACACCAGCATCATTCATCTGGGTAGTGCCTGTCCTACGCAAGTCCATGAGCCATAGTTCTTTGGGTAACTTGGCTGCTGTCATCACCCTTCTGCCAATCTTACTTATGTTTGTCTTAGTGTAAGGCAGGTACTTACCGGCACGTGGTTGCAGCATAGGTACAACGTATTGCTGAAAGCCAAAGTCATCCTGCTGTGTAATCAACATACTATGTAGACCATCCGATATAGGTAGACTAACAGATGCCCTACGCTTGGACTGTTCAAGGTTTAGTATCTTGTTGTTCATGTCGATGCTTTCCCATGTCAGGTTACGCATGTCACCTATGCGCTGGACCCACTCGTATCCCATCTGTACTATCAGCCCTACGTTGCGCCACTTCCACTCACTGTAGGCTGTGTCAAGGAATTGCATGACATGTTCATGCTCCCATACAACCTTCCTCTGGGCAGCTTGCTTACGCTTCACTCCAACATAGGGATTAGTTATACAATACTCTCTATCAATAGCATAGTTATATAACATATTAATTGTAGAATATACGTGATTGGCAAACGATACACCCTGATCTACCCACTCCTCATATGAAGCCTTAGCTTGACGCGAGGTAACGCTGTGGAACCTACAATCATTGAGCGTAGCAACAGCTATCCCAATAAAATAACGGTAGTCCTTTTGTGTACCCTCCCTTAACAACTTAAAGTTGTTGCTTTCAAAGTAGTCATCTGCCAATTCAGACAACCTACTCTTACTACTTATGATTGTGTTTAGAGCTAGACGCCAAGCATCTATCTTAGCATTCAACTCCTGCGCTTTTGCATAGGCATCAGACCGCACACTACCTAAGCCCACACGCTCAACCACACCCGCAAGTATTGCATTTTGCGGAGGGTTGAAGCGATAGAGTTTAGTGTTATCTGCTGCCCGATACATCTGTACGTACCGGGGTAAGGTCATGCTGCATATTCCTCCTGCCACCATACGGGTGCTTCAGTACCCTTGTTCCACTTAGCAAAGTACGCTTTCTCTCCCTTGTAATAATTGCGGTATGCTGTAACGGGATCAGCGTCTACTTTGTACTGGTCAGGCATACATTGGGGAAAGGGCATCGGTTTTTTTATAAGGCGTGTTTCATATGGAACATCGGCAAAGGCTTCAAGTAGTCTCTCACTTGCATGGTGCTTGCTATATCGAAACGTATATTCTTTGCACAGATATTTAAACAAGCGGCGTGTCCACAAGTAGTTTAGAATACCATGCCGTACCCACACAGTTGATGGATGGTTCTTGTATGCTGCCTTATACAAAGCATGTTTATCTGCATAGTCATTGTCTGACATGCGCCATGCAGTTGATAGCATCTGTGCTGTTTCCAAGATCATCTTGGGTATATGTTTATCACAGTGCATCTGTGCAGCAATCTCTGGATCATCATGTAATCTAAAGATATTCATTTTTCACTCCTCAAATATATCCTCAAGAACCTCTTCGTCGTAGCCAAGTAGGGCCAGATCATGTTTGGCTTGCGCCTCATTGATCTGACCATACTCTAGCTTCTGAATGACACGCTGCACCTTCATCTCCCAGAAGGTACGGGCGCTGACTAAGCTGCTAGTTGCAGGAACTGTGGACTGCTGATCCATTTGCTCACCTCATGTTCTCTCTTCCACATGGAAACACTGGCGGTATCATTGCCAGTATTGCGAAGCTCAAAGCCGTTACGCTCATCTGCATAGGTCGCATAGTTTGTGAAGGCACTGTACAATGCGTACTTATTAGCGCCACGTACAGCTACCTCTGCATGGTACAGGTTTAACATCTTCTCTGCCTTACGCTCTGATGCCAGCAAAGAAGTAAGCATCTCCTTCACTTCAAACGTCTGGGTCAACGTGTCAGCCCACTCTTGCATACGTTCACCATGCTCATAGAACGCAACCTTAGCTACACGTAGCTCATCAATGAAACGTTCCAGAACAAAGCCAGAGGTATTCTTCCTGCGTACTGTGTCCCAATCGCCACTGATCTGACCATTGGTGCAGAAGAAATCAATACCTCCAAAGAATACCTGATTGCTGCATGACCCATCAATACCATGCAGTGCAATGATACGCTGCGATATCTCCGACTCATGCACAGGTGTACGTACAGTCACCTTGGCATTGGGTAGAGTGCAGTCCATCATAGCCCATGCATTGTTACGGGCAGTACGATACTTGCAGGTAATATCTTCAAGATCATGCCCCGGCATCTCCTCAATCATGCAGCCTTGTACACCCCGAAAGTAATTGGGATGGGATGCACACTTGAAGGACATACCAACGGTGTCAAGGTACTCACCCGTAGTATCGTTGATAACATACTTCTTTGAGGGGGCCTTGGTAGGCTCAAACTGCACATCAAAATCAATGCGAGGGTCAATGTCTCCGAACACACGTTGCGGGATTACATTGGGTAGTGTGATTACATTATTCATTTCATTTTCCTTTCAGTTATTATTTAAGTGACCAGCGATAAAAGATATGGTCACCTATCTTACCAATTAACACCTTCGACCTAGCCCAGCTTGGCTTAACGTGTATGCTGTGGTAGTGCGTGGCATAGCCTATATTACTTGCTGGCCTACCCGTCAAGGTATCACGAGCAACGGACAGAGCTATGCCCCATGCCGCTTTGTCTTTAGGCTTGTCGGAAAGCCCATCACAATACCAGCTAAACTGGCATCTATGCCGCACAGGGAAGTCATCCGTCCATGTATACGTTGGCCCTTGCTTGACCACCTCACATACTGTGTGAGGGAATCGAGTATCGTATACTCTATTGACCACCACCTCCGCTACGGCATACTGCCCAACCAATGGCTGATCCCGTGCCTCATGGTACACGTTGAGGGCAAGGCAGATCAACGATGCTTCAACAAGCATGAGCGTCCACCCTGTCCCATGCCTTACGGGACATCTTCCACTTCACTCTCATACGACTGTCCTTGTTGTCAGTGCATAGACGGACCCACTTCCTACCTATGACAGCACGGACACGGCGATAGCCACAGATGGACATGTTACCCTGCACATACATGTAGAAAGTCTGGCCCTTCGACCAGTTCTTAGGCCAGCCGCTGAACTCTTCAGGTGTATCGGGCATGATATATTTTCTATCGCCATCTAAGACTAGCACCTTTGGCTTACGCCCCCTCTTGTGAGGACGGCGCAGCCAGTCAGGTATAGTCAGCAAATCGTTAGTCATCAGTCGTACTCCTTAACCCAGCGCAGTTCAATGCTGTAGTCGAGGCCAGCAAGATTGGACTTGAGATTATTAATCTCCTGCTCCACTGCCTCATGCCAAGGCATGTCTCCCTTCACCTCTGTCTGGATTGTCTGGGAAGTCTCAACAAAACCAAAGTCGTAGTTAACGTCAAGAGCTATATGATACAGCATTATAACTTTCCTTTTCCTGTCTCCGACGCTTACGTTGTTCGCGTCTAGTCCGTTTCCAATCGTCAGATCGCTTGTTGCTTGCGGGCTTCCGACGTTTATTATCATCAGGTTTCTTCATAACCTTGTCTCCTGACTGCATGTTTGTCTCTCCGTTTATACGCCCTCGCAGACTGTATGATTTGTCTGCGAGGACGATTGATTGCGATTGCATGAGCGACAGGGCTACGCCGCTTTCTTCTTTTTACCTGTCGGTTTTGTGACATGATCCTTTGTCCCGTTAATTGTTACCATACGGTACATATTCCAGATGGGGTTCTTGGATACCTCAGTACCCGTCCCCGTGTGATCGACACTACGGGCACGTAGTGCCTTGCGCTTGGCAAAGGCTTGCTTCAGGCCCTTTGCATCCCGCTCAAAGTAGCGAACCTCATGTCCGTTACGGACCTTAATGAACTGTCCACCTGTAAATTTTATACAGCCAGACTTCTTACTGAAGAAGGCACGGACTGGTGTCACCTCGACACCGTAGCCCTGATACTTATCAGTGACCCGGCGAAAGGCATCTTGCCTACCCGCTTGCTTGAACTTGCGAAGGGCCAGCTTAACCTTAATCATCTTAATAATCTGTAACATCATATTCTCCTAATGGTTTGGTTGGTTTCAATAGAACTGTTATACACTAGTCATATAACTATGTCAATAGCTAATTTACACACACAGACTTTCTTCGTTGTCCACCTCCCCCCACATATGTATATGGGCATCCCGGTCTGATAGGAATAGGTCGGCAGACATGTCATAGTAGGCATGTTCCCCCGTAGATGGGCACCACATATAATGTAGTTCATGCCCAGACATAGCCTTGAATGGCTGCTCTGTGCCGCCACATGCTGGTACCCAGCGATGGTGTTTATACATATCATTTCTCCACTGTTATGGTGGCATCAGTCTCTATCCAGACATGAGCGCCACATGATAGAGGCTTGTCAGGTCGATACACTATGCGGCATGGCCCCTCGACATACACTTCATGTGCATATATGTTATCCTTGTAAGTCTTGCAAGTCAGCACAGGCTTATCCTCGCCATGCTTACGGTTAGACTTGATCACATGCTGGTTCACATGAATAATCTTTTTCATGTCTGCTCCTCCAGTTGTTTAGCCCACCATTGCCCATACAGACCTTGCATCTCCTCTGGGCGGTAATGTTCAATGCCCCACGGCAGGTAGTCATCAAAGTATTCCCTTACCCGTTGATCTATATCCCGTTCAAATGGGGTAAAATTAAGCCCAAGGTTGGTGTTAATTGTTTTCATAGCCCATTGCCTTTCTAATCCTCCCCAATTTCGGAATCGAACAGCATATCCTGACAGGGCTGGCACATACCAAATATCCCGTATTCCTTGCGGCTAAGGTCATCCCTGAAGGGACCAACCTCTTCATCACACGTTGGGCATAAACCCGCATCTACACGAGCTACCTCTTTAGAGAAGCCCGCTTGTATCATAATATCTCTATTCATCATAGTCTCCATCAGCAAAATCATCATCAAGTTCGTAGCGAAGAATGTCCTCACATGCAGGGGTAAAGATGTCCTGCATATAGAAGGGCAAGCCAAGCTTATGGCACACATACGTACCGCCATAATGGGCGAGGTCATCGGCAGATAGCATAAGCCCCTCAACTATCCAGCGGATAGCTGCGGCATGATCATGGGCACCATAGTATGCCACAAGATCGTGAGCACGAGCTTCAAACCGCTCAACAGCGGCGGCTTCGTCGGCAGCTTCCTGCTCCCAGCGCAAGCCAACATCCTCCATCACGCTGTCCCACTTGATCTGTTTCCCCACAGGGCTGAGATATTCCCAGCCATCGTCCCGTGGCCTATAGCCATATGCATCCTTATGCAAATCGCTATATGTTTGATCGTCATATGTATACAACATTTGATATTCTCCAGTTTGTTAAGTGTTTAATTGCCATTCTTTGGCTTGGTTTTCGAGGGCTTCATTAATATCGCGCTGGGCTTGTTCGCTAAGTAAGTCCCAGTATTTAGTCACTGGGTCGGCGCTGTAATATTCGCCGGGGCTACCAAAGTTCTCTGCATTTAGCTTCTCCATTCGCGGAACAACTACGTTCCACAACTCACGGCGGGCCAAATCGCTGAGGCCCTCCGTGCATTCCGCAATTGCATCTGCATTTTGATCTGCAAACATGTGAGGTTTAATTTTCATAACGTAACTCCTAAAGTTTAGCCCAACATTGGGGTTAATCTTACTCATGTATATATGATATAGGTACTTTCACTTCGTTCAAGTACCCTATATCTATATAAATTGCCAGTCGAAGTCCTTATCATCTACCTTGTCGATGTTGCGGGCATCCTTAAACCGTAGGGTTTCACCCGACACACGAAGGGTGGTCGTTTCATGCAGACTTTCCAGCATCATTTTATGTGGAGCAACCGGCATAGACATGGATGTCACATTCCAGACGTTGCCGTGCTGGCGTATGCGGTCCTTGCCGTGCTTGGTTTTGCCTGTCAGTATAACTTGGGTCATCTTTCTATCCCTCAATTTGTTGCGAACTCTCCGGCGAGGTTGATCAAGTATTGACCAACCATTAGCACCCTTTTCCTCGCCCATCGTTCTATTCCTCCCATATTAGCGTCAACATTGACGCTGTTTCAAAGTAAATAGCTAAGGCCCCCAATTTATATTTATAAATCAAGGGCCAAAGCAATTAACTTTTTAGTATTTTTTCTTTGGCAGCTTTCCAGCTACGATACTCGTATTTAATACCGTTCATTTCGCTCTGTATTTCAAGAGCCATGTCAAGCTGTTCTTTTGTGTATTTATCAAAGACAGCCTGTGTTCTGGCGTCAATCCTATCTTGCCAACTATTTAATTCAATAGTTGTAAGTACTGCGGCCCGACGAAGCTCTTCGTCAGTTACCGGCCTTGAGCAATAAGCCATAACAATATTCTCCCCATATTAGCGTCAATGTTGACGCTGTTTCTACGTTGTTGTGGCGTACTTGGCACCATTGCCGTGAGCCACTATTGCAATCGACTTCGCCTTGATGCTGCTGCCAGCACATAGGCCACAATTCTCGCAGTCAGTCCGCCGACCAGCTTCCTCACTGGCAGGACATAGCACCTCATCATCTGTGATGGCGTCCAAGCTGTCAATGACACGAAACGTGCGCTGGCCTTTGGCCCATGCAGATTGTGCCATTGCCAGATTGTCAGCCGACACCATCATAATGTCAGCCACAAAATCGGCATTGGCTAGGCCAGATTGGTGACTGTATCCAGTACGACCGGCAGACTTGGACAACAGAGCTTGCCACACATAGGCTGGCACGGCAGCAGGATCACCATAGGAACCCAAGCGCACCTTGCGGCCAGCACCTACACTGGCAATAGCTTCGCTATCAACAGCACGGTCATAGTTGCCACGATGGTATGTTTTCCATACGTTCAATGGCGCTTGAAATAGGATGACATAGCATGTCCGCTCCACGGCCAGCACCTTGTCCAATGCCGTAGTAGCTTTGCCACGATGTGGACATTCACCGCAGATGGCATAGTCAGCGCCAGTCTTATTGGCCTCGCGTGGATCAATGTCACGCAAGAGTATCCATGTCTGGATCATGCTGCCCGTCTTGCCATTGGATGACTTGAGCTTGATGCCCGTTGCAATCACAACGATCTGTTGACCGTCGAGTAGCGATGGACCTTCGTAGATAATCATCGTGTAACTCCCTAAAGTTAAGCCCAATGTTGGGGTTAAGTTGCCTCGTGTATATATATAATATAATTACTTTCACAAGAGTTCAAGTAATTATTTTATATAAATCAGATTAGCATCACCGATTGCAGCTATAAACTACATACGCGACGAGGCATAAGAATATGCCTAACAGATTGAGTGTAGCAAACACAACAAATTCTGGATGATGTAGCAGGTACTCGACTACATTTGAGATTAACACATTGAAATAGTGAGACAACAGATAGAACATAATGTAACTCCCTAGTTTAGCCCAATGTTGGGGTTATTTCATTGCTTGTTTGAATTGAGCAAGCTTGGCTTGCATACGTGCCACCATCTGCTGGCGCTCCCAATCCTGCATGGCCCGTTCATTATGCATATCCGCCCTATGCGTCATGTCCATGACCGCTTGCATGTCCGTATCCGGGTCTTGCTCTATGCGGTTCCACGCATTGCCTATATGCGGCGTAAGCTTGAACATGCGGGTCTTTTTGTGTGCCATGATGTAACTCCCTAAGTTAGGCCCAAGGTTGGGGTTAAATGATCGACTTGGTGATACCACGCAAATTGCTTCACGTGGTATCCCCAAGTGGGTCATTAGGCGGCGACCGCTACGTCATCGCCGGAAAGCTTCGCCATCACCATGTCCATCGCTTCTTCCATTGAGAAGCCGTTGTCGGTTACCTTGGCAACGAAAGCCGCAACGATATCGTCTAGTGTAGGGGCTGGTGCTTCTGCATCAACGGCTTCTTCTTCGCCGTCGCCATCGCTTTCGGTGTCATCCGCTGCATCGAGCTTCGCTTGTTTGTCGATAGCTGCAAACATCGCTGTAAGCGAGGTGAACTTGCTGCCGGTTTCCTTTAGGAAGGTGTCGATTGCATCCCGTTGGGTCACTAACCGCAAAGCTTCGCTTCTACGTTGTGATGGGATCGAAGCGATGTTTGCCGCCTTAATCAACTTCGTTGAGATGCGTTCTCCCTCTGCCATATCAGAGCGAAGCTCAACCATGAGATTGCCAAGCCGGACATCAAAGCCACCTACGGTATCTTCGGTGCCAACGGCGATGTCCTTATGGAAATCACGGCGAGCTTTGCTCTCACGTTTCGAGTTGATGTCTGCCAAGGCTTTGCCTTCGGCTTGTAGGTCAAGGCTGACGATGATTTCGGTGGTGGTGGTTTCGGTGGTCATTGTACGTTCTCCTAGTTGTTCTAAGTGATTTAACTCTCTCACTACGTTTGAGAGTGAAATCACGTAAGAACAACGTAAGGGGTTAGCAGTTCGGTGTCAAGGGCTGATTGGGATTGATTTAGCTATTCCACTCTTAGCGCGAACTTCGCGGGAAAGCGTAGCTTCGCACGAGGTAGCAGGTAAGAGAGGGGGGTAGGGTATTTTAGCCCAATGTTGGGGTTAACTAATTATGCATCGGCATCGTTGGTTTGACCTCGCCGCAAATGCTTGACTTCACAAGGCCAGATTATCGGGGTAACTGTTACACATTCAGTTTGCCCATCGGTATAATATGCTCATAATGCAACGCCTTATCACGTATTATGTGGCAGGTCGTGAGGCACATACGCTCACAATGTAGCGGGATCGGCGCGCAGCCCTCACGCGCATCATGTCACGGGCGGGGCGTGGGCCACCCGGCACCCGTGCGTTATTATATACACATACGTACACAGATCAGGAAAATGAGACTGTTAACCACGAAGATAACTGTTCTCGCGTATATGACTAGTGTGCGATGAAAACGTCCTAGTAATGAGAGATATGTATTAATATAAATTTATATCCTCTAATTAAAATAATTTATATATTATGTATTTTTATCTTGACAAGGTAACTAAAAGGTGGTATAACAGTACAGTCACTTTAAGTGATTCACTTAGATGTTTTCAAAAAATTAAAAAATACTAGAAAAGAAACACTGAAGTGATCACTTTAAGTGATACCTAATCCCCCCTAAAATAAAAATCGTTTATTACATATTAAGTGAGTATACTTAATATATAATTATTTTTATATTTGTAGAAAAAAAGATTGACATTTATGAAAAAATCAGTAAAACTATACCCTACAGCTACAGAAACTGTATTAGAAGATTTCTATGTGGCTGCTCATGCTGGCTCCTTTGATAAGTTACACATACCACAGAGTGATGTATTCTACGTGAGAGCAGCTATAGAGGCGGACACAGGTGTTCGTTATACATTAGCGCACGTAGAGAGCGCCTTAAAATTAGAAGGAATGATTTAAGATGGGTATACTTAAAGGGTTAGCTAAAATAGCCGGTGCAGCGGCAAGGAAAAAGAAAAAACCTGTTAAAGCAGCAGCGGCTGGCGGCGGTAAAAAACCACCTACTAATGGTAAAAATAAAAAAGCCAAAGCAGCTAAATATAAAAAATCTCCTGAATACAAAGCTGCGGCAAAAAAAGCAGAAGCTAGAAATGCGGCGGAGGCACTGCGGGATCAGAAGTTGGCTAAACAAAATAAAGTTATGTTGGCTAAACAAAGAAAAGCCAATGCGACGAAATTTAAAAATTCTCCTAGGGGTAAAGCTGCGGCAGCGAGAGCAGAAGCTGAGGCTAAAGCAACGCCAACAGCTAAAAAAACGGTGTATGGTACACCAAAAAAGAAAGCTACTTCTAAATCTTCTAAAGAGAAAAAAAGTACAGAGGAGAATATGAAGTATCTTATGGATTCTGGTCAGCGTAAATATGATCCTAAAACTGGTATGGTAATGAATAGGGGTGGCCTAGCTAAAAAACGTAGCATTCGTAAGTAGTTAAGAAATAAAAGGTAAATAAACATGGGTATAATAACAGCTTTGTCGCGGAGGGCTGCAGCTAAAAAAGGCTGGGCGACAAGAAGGAAAAATAAAAATAGGGCTGCTAAGGCTGAAGAAAAGGCTAGGGTAGATGCATTAGCTGCTAGGAAAAAAGAACACGAGGGTGATATGCCCGCTCAAAAAGGGGTACCTAGTAAAAATGCAGAGGCAGAAGGTGCTGCTCTTGATCCAGATACAGAAGGTTCTTTTGACGTAGCTCGTGGAGTTGGTACTAAAGGAGAGCGAGTTAGTACTGGTGCTGGTTCTCGTGCACAAGGTTTTACTAAAGAACAGCAAACTGCAGCTACAAGAAAAAGAGCAAATAATATTATTAAACTTGAAGCAAAGAGAAAAGCTGGAACCCTCAGTAAAAGAGATTGGGCACAGCTAAGACGTTATGATGCAGAAGATGCTGCATCTGCTGAAGCACAAGCAGGTAGGAGTATAAAAAGTAGACAAAATAAATCAGAAGCCCAGAAAAGACGTAGGTTAAATGAAAGAGATGATTATGCTGAAATGCTTGAAACAGGAGTGATTTCTGAGGGTATGACTCCTAATCAAATAGAAACAGCGGTACGAAATTTTGAGGCAAGACAAGCATTAAATAAGCGACCTACTACACAAGCTGTAAGACAGGCTATAGCGGAAGATGCTAGCCAACCCAAGATGGCTCGTAGAAGGTCTATGGGTCAACCCAGAGGACATGGTGGACCGGAAATATTTACACCAAATCCTAGACGACCCCGGAAAAATAATAGGGGTGGAATAATTAAAACTGGACATAAAGACTACCGTAAAGGAGGGATGTTTTACTAATGCCACAAGTAGGAGATAAACACTACCCGTATACAAAGGCGGGTTATAAAGCTGCTGCCACAGCTAAAAAGAAAATGAGTCATACTGACTATCGTAAGGGTGGTTTATTCCATAATAAAAATAATAATAATAAGTCAAAAAAGAAATAAGGAGAATTAATATGGCATGTAAAAACTGTACTTGCAATCAATGCCCAGAAGATTGTTCTTGTGAAAACTGTACTCCTGAAATGTGTGAGTGCGTCAGAGTACCTATGGAAGAAGCTGAAGAAGGCTGGAGTGTCTGACAGTATACTAAAACGCATAGGAGTGTCGGGTTATAATAAACCAAAGCGCACTCCTAAGCATCCTACTAAATCTCACGTTGTTGTAGCTAAAGTAGGAAGTACCGTAAAGACAATACGCTTTGGTCAGCAGGGAGTAAGTGGGGCAGGTAAGAATCCCTCAACTTCTAAGAATAAAGCTAGACGTAAATCATTCAAAGCCAGACATGCAGCTAATATTAAAAGAGGAAAACTCAGTGCTGCATATTGGGCTAATAAAGTTAAATGGTAAAAAAAAAAGACTTGACAATCGTGTAATAAAATGCTATATTATATTTACAATTATACTATTAGTATTAGCTTTCTAAAAGAAAAGCGTAGGAGTAGAAAAACAATTAAAATTGGATAATATTTAAAATGTTTAAAACATTCATATTAAGTATCCTACTATGCGTAATTGCTTCCGCTTCTTACGCTGTTTCTGCACCTTGTGCATCTCCTGAAGAAATAGATGAGTATTTATCAACTACTTTTAAAGAAGAGAAAGTATGGGTAGGAATTACTAATAAAACTGACAAAACGCAACAACTTACTTTCCTGTATGAGAACCCCGAAACAGGAGGGTGGACAATTGCTTTTTATGACATGGAAAGAAATATAACATGTGTTGTGTCTGGAGGAGAATCTTCATCACACGTTACTCCCAAGAAAAAAGATTCTAAATTATAAGGTATTGAATATGCATATTAAAATTAAAATCATGTACTATAAATGCAAAACCAAAGTGTATCTAGCTTTGGCTAAACCTTTTGGTTGGGTTAATATCATGTTTCATAATAAACATAAGAAGGCGCTACACATGGCGCAGCAACATGCTGATGAACTTAGGTTTAATGAATAATGTTAGGTGCGCTAATAGGCCCAGTTGCCAGTTTAGCTAATACCTTTTTAGAAGGACGGGTAGCTGCATCAAAAGCAAACAACGAAGTCAAGGTTGCCGAAGCTAAGGCTAAAGCAACTATCATGGAGAAGCAAGCTACTGGTGAAATTGATTGGGACTTAGAGGCAATCAAAGGATCACAGAATAGCTGGAAAGATGAGTGGCTAGTAATTCTATTTTCTATACCATTAATTCTAGCTTTTGTTCCCGGTGCAGAACATATTGTACAGAGTGGCTTTGCTCAACTAGAAACTATGCCGGAATGGTATCAGTATAGTTTAGGTGTTATTATAGCTGCCTCATTCGGTGTACGGGGTGCTACTAAGTTTTTTGGAAAGAAATAGCAATGAGTTTTAAAAAGGTAGCAAGTATATTAGCTATCATAGTTATAAGTGTTGTGGCTATAATAATGCTAACAAATGACATGCGATGTGTTGCTCCTTGTATTTAAATGGAAGATACATTAACAGCACACGAAAAAGCCACAATGACATGGCGATGGACAGCACTTATAATATATCTACTAATATGCTTTTATGATTTTATGTTTGTGCCTATATGGTATGGTATTAATCGCCCGGATATAAGTTTATTTATGGATATTATCAATAGCACTTCTGAACCTATGGTGCAAATGGAACTAATGAAAAAACTTACAGGTCAACATAATCCCTTTACTCTTATGGGAGGGGGCCTATTCCACTTAGCATTCGGAGCTATCTTAACTGGTTCTGCCTTTGCTAAAAAATAAGGAAAGAAAATAAATGGCGAAAGATAAAGTAAAAGTAGTCGAGACTACCAAAGAGTATGAACTTGCTGTTTCTGATCTGGTACCCGATACAGAGGATGAAGTTTCTACGTGGTATGGTAAAGTAGCTATGGTACTGGATAGCTTTCGCACTGTACCTCGCCTTATTATGCTGGCTTACATTTATGCTTTCTATCAATCTACTACATGGTTCATGGCCTTGACTGATCCTACTAATGCACAAGCAGCTTTTATTTCTACTATAGTAGGTGCTGGTGCAGCATTCTTTGGTTTATACGTAGGGAAAGCTCCCTCTCCTGTATCAAAGGTGCGGAGAAAGAAATAAGTGTTCAATGAAGATATTTTAATTAAGCAGCTTACAATACATGAAGGTATCATTCTAAATGTATATAAAGATAGCTTAGGTATTGATACAATCGGAATTGGAAGAAATCTTAAAGACAGAGGTATATCAAAGTTTGAATTAGGTATATTGAATAAAACCATAGAAGAAGTTTATGAAAATGGTATTACAGAAAAAGATGCACACTTTCTTTTAAAAAATGATATTGCTATCGTAGAAAAAGAATTATTTAAAGTAAAGCCTATCACTAATGACATAGGTGTTATAAGACAATTAGTATTAATGGATATGGCATTTAACATGGGTGTACCTAGACTGTGTAAGTTTATTAATATGTGGGCCGCATTAGAACAACACGATTATTATAAAGCAGCAGAAGAGATGCTAGATTCTAGGTGGGCAAGACAAGTAAAAACAAGAGCAATTAAATTAGCTAATTCTATGCAGCATGGTACATATATATATTAAAGAAAAGGGATAGTTAAAATGGCAGTAAAGAAAAAGAGAGCCAAAACTGCGGAAGCAAGACATATGGAAGATACTATTGATATAAAGGCATATAAAGATGCCGGTCTTATTCCAGCAAAATTTTATGATAAGAAGACTGGCGATTACATGGGCGCAAAAACTTTTTATACCTCCCGGAGTAGTAAACAATATGGGTCAGACCAAAAACTTGGCCCAAAATTTACGAAGTGGTTTAATACTACAATGAAGAAAAAATACGGCCTAGATATGTCAGAAGAGGAGTATTTAGCTCGTGTAGCAAAGGCTGAAAAGCAAATTAGGATGAAAAAAGCTACGGGGCCTGAATTAACTACGCCACCTAAAAAGCGTAAAGGTGCAGCAAAGGGTGCACTCATAGGTCCGAAGTATCGACATGGGCACAAAGATTATCGTAATGGTGGCACGGCTACAAGGATGAAATAAAGTGGGTAAGAAAACCTCATATAGTATAATAGCAGCAGTCTTACTAATTTTTAGTGTCTACGGTATATTAATTAATATGCGTATATATGCAACAGAAGGATTATTTAAGTTTGATTGTTGTTCTTGGATGATAAGTAGATATGGTAGTATTGAAGATAAACCTAAGAAAAAGGTAGAATAAAATGAGCAAGAATTTAACAGAAAAACAGTCCTCTTTCCTCTCTGTACTCTTTGATGAAGCCGGTGGTGACGTAGTAAAAGCTAAATTACTAGCTGGATATGCGGAAAGTACCAGTACTACAGAGATTATTCGGGGACTACGGGACGAAGTACTAGATGCTACGCAGTTATTCATGGCTCGTAACGCTCCTAGAGCAGCTATGGCTATGGTTAGTGGCATTACAGACCCAACAGAACTAGGTATAAAGGAAAAAATGTCTGCAGCAAAAGAATTATTGGATCGAAGTGGGCTAGTTAAAACTGAAAAGTTGCAAGTAGAGAGTTCTGGTGGTATAATGCTACTACCTGCTAAAAATACTTCGGACGATGACTAGAGAAATAGGCGTTTGGAAATTACCACAGCCTACTGATTTAAAAAAAGAGGGCGAATGGTTAAAGATACCACGAATTGCTAGAACAATTCCCTTTGGATACGTGCTAGATGCAGAAGATAAGGACTTATTGCTACCTATAACCATAGAATTAGAGGCAATAGAACAAGCTAGAAAGTATATAAAGCAATACTCGTATAGAGAAGTAGCTAACTGGTTAAGTACCCGCACAGGACGCTATATTTCGCATGTAGGATTAAGGAAAAGATTAGCCCATGAGCGACAGCGTAAAGATCAAGCTACAAGCCTCCGCAGATGGGCAGACTATGCGGAAAAGGCAATCCTCAAAGCGCAAGCCATCGAAGAAGAAAGAACGGGTGCAAGAAGCACAGCAGAGTAAGATACATATAGATAAAAAAGACTCAATAGAAGATACACATGTTGTTATCTTTAAACCTAATGAGGGACCACAGACCGAATTTTTAGCTGCAGGTGAAAGAGAAGTACTATACGGAGGCGCAGCAGGAGGTGGTAAATCATATGCGATGTTAGCTGATCCATTACGCTATATGGGTCATCCTAGCTTTAGCGGCTTACTATTACGCCATACAACGGAAGAACTAAGAGAGCTAATATTTAAGTCGCAGGAACTGTATCCGCAAATCTGGCCGGGAATTAAGTGGTCAGAAAGAAAGATGCAGTGGGTCGCGCCATCTGGTGCGCGTCTATGGATGTCTTACTTAGATAGAGACGAAGATGTAGCGCGTTATCAGGGTCTAGCGTTTAGCTGGATAGGCTTTGATGAGTTGACACAATGGTCTACTCCATTTGCTTGGAATTACATGCGTTCTCGTCTACGATCCACTGCTCCCGATTTGCCTATCTATATGAGGGCAACTACTAACCCCGGAGGTAGGGGGCACGGCTGGGTTAAAAAAATGTTTATTGATCCTGCTGTACCAAATAAAGCATTTAATGCCACAGATATTGAGACAGGTAATCCAATGCTTTATCCTGAAGGGCACAGTAAAGAGGGAGTTGCTTTATTTAAACGTAAATTTATACCTGCTAGTTTAGCGGATAATCCTTACTTATCAGAGTCAGGTGATTATGAAGCGATGCTTCTGTCTCTGCCAGAACAGCAAAGACGGCAATTGTTAAATGGTGATTGGGATATAAAAGAAGGTGCAGCCTTTACAGAGTTTAATAGAGAGATACATGTAATTGAACCCTTTGATGTTCCTTCTAACTGGGTTAAGTTTAGAGCATGTGATTACGGGTATGGCTCATACAGTGCAGTAGTCTGGTTTACGGTTTCACCAGATGAACAATTAATTGTTTATAGAGAGTTGTATGTATCTAAAGTTTTAGCTACAGATTTAGCAGACATGGTTTTAGATATGGAACAGGGCGATGGTACAATTAAGTATGGAGTATTAGATAGTTCCTTGTGGCACAAAAGAGGTGATACCGGACCTAGCCTAGCTGAACAAATGATTATGAAAGGCTGTAGATGGCGTCCATCAGATAGAAGTAAAGGTAGTCGAGTATCTGGTAAAAACGAAATACATAGACGTTTACAGGTAGATGATTTTACAGAAGAACCAAGGCTAGTATTTTTTAGTAACTGTGTAAATCTTATATCACAATTACCGTCCATTCCATTAGATAAGAATAATTCTGAAGATGTAGACACAAAATCAGAAGATCATTTATACGATGCACTACGCTATGGTGTAATGACAAGACCAAGATTTAACATATTTGATTTTGATGCTAGCCTATTAACTAAAGGATACACACCTGCAGATGCAACATTTGGGTATTAAGGATAATTAAATGGCCGAAGAAGAAGATGTAATAATTGAAGACAGTGCACTGGTTATGGAGGATGTAAAAACTTCTTCAGATGAGGAGGATTATGGTAATAGTCCTATTGTCAGATTTGTGCAGGAAAGGTATTCTCGTGCAAAAGATTATCGAGATTCCGATGAAGATCGTTGGTTAAGTGCATATCGTAACTATAGAGGTTTGTATGGACAAGATGTTAAGTTTACAGATTCAGAAAAATGTCGGACTTTTATTAAAGTAACTAAAACTAAAACACTAGCTGCGTATGGTCAAATTGTAGATGTACTTTTTGCTGGTCAGAAATTTCCCCTAAGTATTGAGCCTACTACTCTTCCTGAAGGTGTTACAGCAAATGTAACTTTTGATCCGAAGGAGCCAGAACAATTAAAAGAGATGACTAATCCCTATGGTCATAAAGATGATGGTAAAGAATTACCTCCCGGCTCAACACTTAATAACTTAGAACTGGGTGCGCTAGAAGAGAAACTAGAAGGTATTGATGTTGAAGAAGGTATAGGCCGTACTCCTACTTCTGCTACGTTTAGCCCCGCTATGGTAGCTGCTAAGAAGATGGAAAAGAAAATCATGGATCAGCTTGAGGAAAGCAATGCATCCAAGCATCTTCGCAGTACCGCTTTTGAAATGGCTTTATTTGGAACAGGTATTATTAAAGGCCCATTTGCGGTTAATAAAGAATACCCAGATTGGTCAGAAGAAGGAGAGTACACTCCTAGAATTAAGATAATCCCACAGCTTAACCATGTAAGTGTGTGGAATTTTTATCCCGATCCAGATGCAAATAATATGGATGAGGCCCAGTATGTAGTCGAGCGACATAAACTAAGCAGGACACAATTAAGAGGACTAAAACGTAGGCCCTTCTTTAGAGAAAAGGTAATTGAAGAATGCGTTGCGATGGGTGAATCCTACTTAAAAGAATCGTGGGAAGATACGCTAGCTGATTATGATATGCATCACGATGTAAATAGGTTTGAAGTATTAGAATATTGGGGTATTTTAGATAGAGATTACCTCGATTCAGAAGAAGTAGATTTACCTAAAGAGTTTGAAGATGCGGACCAAGTACAAGCTAACATATGGTTATGTCAAGATAAAATAATCCGGCTTGTAATAAATCCATTTAAGCCTGTACGTATTCCTTACATGGCTGTTCCTTATGAGTTAAATCCATATAGTTTCTTTGGTGTAGGTATAGCAGAAAACATGGAGGATACACAATCTCTTATGAATGGCTTTATGCGTATGTCAGTAGATAACGCTGTATTGTCAGGTAATTTAATTATAGAGGTAGACGAAACTAATTTAGTTCCGGGGCAAGACTTGTCTGTATATCCCGGTAAGATATTTAGACGGCAGGGTGGGGCACCGGGACAGGCTATCTTTGGAACTAAGTTCCCCAATGTGTCAAATGAAAATTTACAGTTGTTTGATAAGGCTAGGCAGCTTGCAGATGAAAGTACAGGCTTTCCTTCTTTTGCACATGGTCAAACTGGTGTAGCAGGAACAGGTAGAACAGCAAGTGGCATTAGTATGTTAATGGGTGCTGCTTCTGGTGCAATTAAAAATATTATTAAGAATGTAGATGATTATTTGTTACACCCATTGGGTGAAGGTTTCTTTCAGTTTAATATGCAATTTGATTTTGATCCTGAACTTAGAGGAGACTTAGAAGTTAAAGCGCGTGGAACTGAAAGTCTAATGGCAAATGAGGTTAGAAGCCAGAGATTAATGCAATTCTTAGGTGTCGCAAGTAATCCAGCACTAGCTCCTTTTGCTAAGTTTCATTACATCATTGCTGAGATTGCAAAATCTATGGGGCTTGATCCTGAAAAAGTTACAAATAGTATGGAAGATGCAGCTATACAAGCAGAGCTTCTTAAACAATTTCAGGCTACTCAACCTCAACAGCCCCAACAACCACAGCAAGTTCCCCCCGGAATGAACCCGCAAGATACAGCAGGTACAGGTGGTGGAGCTATAGGAACTGGTCAGGCACCTGCACCACAAGAACAAGGATTTACAGGTAATGAACAAGCAGGAGGAACTATGGGGCAAGCTCCACCCCCTATTCAACAACAACCGCCAATGGGTTAATTTAAGTAACTACTTAGATTTTTTAATTGAACAGCAGCATAAAGTTTTGGAGCAATCTCAAGAACACATAACTTTATATAAAGCTCAAGGTGCTATTGAAGTATTGAAACATATTAAGGGCTTACGACAAAACGTAATGGGGAATAAATAATGGCTTTAGATGATCAAATGGAAATGTTTAAAGAAGAAAATAATATGGAATTGATGCAAGAAGGTGGAGAGGTTGATTCTGTTTCTGGCAATGCAGTTCCACCCGGAGGTACTCAAGAGGGAGTACGCGATGACATTGAAGCAAATGTCAGCGAAGGAGAGATGGTTATTCCAGAAGATGTAGTTCGCTATCACGGGGTAGAACATTTTATGAAGCTGCGTGATGAAGCTAAGATGGGCTACAAAAAGATGGAAGCTATGGGCCAGATGGGGAATCCAGATGAAGCCAGTATTCCTGATACTGCTATGTTTAATCCCGGTGGGCTACCCTTTTCTGTAGTTGATATGGAATACGTAGAAGACGAAGAAGGTATGCCAGAAGAACAACCTGCTGCTAGATATGGTGGAATGCCTATGCAACAGGATAATCGGAATTTTCAAACAGGTGGTTACGTTAATCCTTCTACTCAACAAACTATTCCTAATACTTCTTATTTACCACCTGCACAAACTATGTATACTAATACTATTAACCCTGCTACAGGACAACCCCAAGTAACTGCCCAACCAACAGTTACACCAGCAAATGTAGGACAAATTACTACTCCAACTACTTTTACTAATACTACAATGGCCGGTATTAATCCGGGGCCGGTTCGTACAGGAGCACCAGTTGCAGGTACTACCCCGCCCGGAATACTACCTACACTACCTAATTTTGGTGATGTTACTGGTGGTGTGACTTCCTTTAATTTCTTTAGGAATGAAGACGGTGTAATTTTACAAATTCCTGTTCTTAATGGTAGGCAAATATATGATGAGCCAGATGGTTATCAAAGGTTTGATCCAGATAATCCCGGTGCTAATCCTTGGACGCCCGATGAACCAGATGAAGTAGAAGATGAACCAGAAGAAGAAGAAAAACCAGATGAGACACTAGCAGAAGGCCCCGGTGCTGTTGGTGGGCCGGATGGCCCTGAATCCGGGCCAGAAGGTACAGGTGATCCTAATATGGGTGCTGGTGACTTACCAAGTCTTGAGGCATTATTTGATGCAATTGGTCGGGGCACTACTTATGGTATGTGGGGACCACTTGGAACAACAGAAGCAGAAGATGAGGCTTTATATGGGACAGATGTTACTTCTAAAGGTGAGGATACAACCCCTCCGGGCCTTCCAGATGATGTAGATGTAGATGCCTTATTTGGTGCTGATCTATCCGGCGCAACCCCTCCGGGTACCCCTAGCTTCGGTGTTACCGGAGTTGATGTTGATGAAGATACCATTGGCTTTGATGCGCCATCATTATCGTCGCAAGGTGCAGGTCAAGGTCAGGGCTTTGGAAACATAGGTGTTGCATCACAAGGTGCAGGTCAAGGTCAGGGCTTTGGAAACATAGGTAATCCATCACAAGGTGAAGACCCCGATACACCGGGTGTGGATGCAGACGCAGCACCGGGAGAGGCAGCAAGCAATAGTGGTATGGAAGGTGAAGACAGTGAAGGCGAAGGTACGCCCGGAGAATCCGATGACGGCGGTGAGTTTGGTGATCCAAGTTGGTCTTTAGGCGGTTTAGCTGCTAGACGTAAACTAAAGAAACCAACTAAAAGATTACGTAGTAATGGTAAGGGTTTTGCCAGACGAGTGTAATAAACCCATAGGCTGGCTACTCATCCCCTGTATTTATATTTATTTATACAGCTACGGTGGCCCCGGTAAAGGAGACTTACGATGCCTGAATTAGAAGAAGTTAAAGAAATACCTAAGAAAACTTTTATGCAGAAACCTAACTCTAATCAAGAAAAGATTGAGCGAGAAGAAGAAGAGCTAAAAGAATTACTTTCTGAACAAGGTAACTCAGAGGAAGAAGAGCAACAACAAGTAGAAGAAACCCCTAAGTCTTCTGAAGAAAAAACATTTAAAAAGAGATACGGTGATTTACGTAGGCATAGTCAAAAACAAACAGATGAATTACAAGCAAAGGTTAAGCAATTAGAAACACAGCTAGATGCTTCAACTAAAGAATCAATAAAGCTACCTAAAACAGAAGAAGAGATAGAAGCATGGGCACAGCAATACCCAGACGTAGCGGGTATTATTGAGACAATAGCAATAAGAAAAGCCCAAGAACAATCACAAGGATTAAAAGATCGTATACAAGAAATAGATGAAATGCAGGAAGAGGTAGAGCGTAATAAAGCAGAAGCACATTTAATGAAACTACATCCAGACTTTGCTGATATACGAAATCAGGATGAATTTCACGAATGGGCAGAAGAACAACCTAAGTGGATTCAAGATGTTTTATACGAAAATGATGTAGATGCCTTAGCTGCAGCCAGAGCAATTGATCTATATAAATCTGATAAGGGTATTAAAGCTACTAAAAAGAAAAGTAATAAGGATGCTGCTTTTGCTGTATCTGAAAAGACTGAACGAAGCCGCCCCCAATCAGATGAGACTTCAGATTACTTTAGAGAGTCTAGTGTACAAGACATGTCAAGTGATGAGTACGAAGAGAATCAAGATGCTATTATGGAAGCTATTCGTACTGATAAATTTATTTACGATATTTCAGGATCAGCAAGATAATCCTTGACAAATCGTAATATATCTATATAACTATAAGTATAATTTTATGACCTCCTATTATTACAGGACTACTCATACGTCGAACTAAAATATGCAACTACTATTATCTTAATGATTTACCTATTTTACTTTAGGCCCATTACTAATATGTTAGGCCAAATATATTAATTAATGCACCCTGAAAAAATAGCCTCTACAAGACAATCGTAAGTTAGCGTCTGTTAAATACGAGAAAGGGAGAGCTAATATGGCTTTTACTCGTGCTGCAGGTTATAACAATTTACCTAACGGTAATTTTAGCCCTGTAATTTATTCCAAACAGACCCAGCTTGCTTTTCGTAAGTCGTCTGTCGCAGAGGACATCACCAATAATGATTACTTTGGTGAGATCGCCAGTATGGGCGATACTGTCCGCATTATTAAAGAGCCTGAAATCACGGTCAAAGAATATGCCCGTGGTGCTCAGGTTACTCCACAAGACCTTGATGATGAAGATTTTAGTCTTGTCGTAGACAAGGCAAACTACTTTGCTTTCAAGGTAGATGACATTGAAGAGGCGCATTCGCATGTGAATTTTCAGTCGATGGCATCTGATCGGGCGGGTTATCGTCTGAAGGATCAGTATGACATGGAAGTTTTGGGTTACCTTTCTGGTTTTGCTCAAGCTTCTCTCAGTGCTGTATCCAGTACCGCTAATACTACGGTATCTGGAACTAAGGCTGTTTCGACTGCTGGTTCAAATGAGTTGCTATCTTCCATGCAGCTAAAGAAGGGTGATTTCGGTAGCATCACTACGACTTCGGCGGGTACGCATTCTATTCCGCTTGCTCCCCGACTTCCCGGTGCTAGTGCCCTTCCCACTGCTACGGCATCTCCAAACATGGTTGTGGCTCGTATGGGCCGTCTGTTGGACACGCAGTTTGTGGACAAGGATGGTCGCTGGCTTGTTATTTCGCCTCACTTTATGGAAGTTCTAATGGACGAAGACTCACGTTTTCTAAATTCAGACTTCGGTGAATCTGGTGCGTTGCGTAATGGGCTGGTTCTAAACAACTACTACGGCTTTAAGGTGTATGTCTCCAACAATCTACCTTCTGTAGGTACTGGTCCCGGTACAAGTGGTACCGCTAACCAGAACTCTAACTATGGTGTTATTGTTGCGGGTCATGCTTCTGCTATTGCCACTGCAAGTCAGATCACGAAAACTGAATCTTATCGTGATCCTGATAGTTTTGCGGATATCGTGCGTGGTATGCATCTCTATGGTCGGAAAATCCTTCGCCCAGAAGCAGTTGCTAATGCCAAGTACAACATAGCATAAGGGAGGGATATACACTATGGCAACTTTTGATATGACAGCTAAAGCTACCACTGGCGTAAGTTCCAGCTCCAGTGCTATTAATCAGGGTGATCGTGGCGGTCAGAAGATGAGGATGATTGAAGCTGTCCTCGACATGGATATGCTAACCGCTGATGGTTACTCTTGTACTAACGGTGATATCTTTCAACTTCTTGAAGTTCCTGCAAATACGTTTGTTTTATTTGCGGGTGCGGAAGTTTTGAAAGCTTTTGATGGCTCTTCACCAACGGTAGATATTGACTTTGCGGCTGGCGATGACATCATTGATGCTGGTGACGTTACTTCAACAGGTATTCTTGCTGAAGGAAGTAATGGTCAATCTAATGATGTTATTACTGGTGCTGACTCTTTGTTTGAATGTTTTGTAACTAGTGCAGATACGATTGACGTTAAGTTGATTGCGGCTTCTGCAGATGTTACGGAAGGTCGTCTAAGAGTTTACGCTTGTGCTATTGACTGTAATGGTTGGGCTGAAGACACTGTGGAAGTTGATCGTGATCAGCTTGCGTAGTTAGTTAGAGTATGGTGAGGGGGACAATAAAAGTCCTCCTCACTAACTTTATAGAAAAGAGAATAGATGGCAAATTCATTTCTAACATATACAAATGAGGCGTTAGCTAAACTGAATGAAGTACAACTTACCTCATCAGACTTTAGTGATGCTCGTGGTATTCAAATACAAGTAAAAAATGCGGTCAATCAATCTATCCGTTATATTAATCAACGGGAATTTGGTTGGCCTTTTAATGCTGCAGAAGTTAGTAAGACGCTTACAGCAGGAGTAGTTAAGTATGCATTGCCTTCAAATACAAAGCACGTAGATTATGCTACATTTAGAATTAGAAAAAGTGAAACCTTTGGTAATGCTGCCCGCCATTTAACGTACTTAGATTATAAAGAATATTTAAATTTATTTATTAAGCAGGAAGACGATACAGTAACTACTACATTAACTAGTGGTATTGACGATGACGATACAACAATTCCAGTATCTAGTACTTCATCCTTTGATTCTACAGGAACTATAATTATTAATTCAGAAAGTATTACGTATACGGGGACTACCTCTACTACGTTTACAGGGGCTACAAGAGGCGCAGAAAGTACAACTGCTGCCAGTCATTCAAGTGCAGATACTGTAGCTCAAATTGATGCAGGGGGTGTACCTACTCATGTATTCAGACACCCAGATAATACGTATGGTCTATGGCCTTTTCCTGATAAGGCGTATACATTAACATTTGATTACTATACACATCCTAGTACAGACCTTTCTGCTCACGGTGATACGACTTCAATTCCAGATAGGTTCGGTTATATTATTACAGATGGTGCTATTGCTTATGCTTATTTGTACAGAAGTGAAGTACCTTTGTATGAACGTAGTTTTGCCTTATTTAATGAGGGCATAAAACATATGCAAACTTTACTTATTAACAGGTATGATTATGTACGATCTACTTATATCCCCAGATCAAGCCATTCTGTTTATGCCTCTTCGGCAACTTTTTAATATAGGAGAAGATTATGACGCAAGTACCGCAAGGAAATAACATGTTCTGGGATGTGCAGTCGGCTGTAACCGTTGCCTCAACTGCAGCAGGAACAAATGTTACAAATTATAATTTGGCAACGGTTCATTTAAATGGTGAAATTTATGTTAATTTTGGCGCTTCTAGTACTGCTGCTATTAGTACGGCTAATGACATTAAATTAGCTGCTGGCCTACATTCACTTACTGTACCTAAACAAGCAGGTGATGCTCAATACTTAAATTACCAGCGTGTAGGCGGTACGGATGTAACAATGCGACTAGTGTTGTCGTAAGGAGAAAGCCTATGCCTCTATTACAAGGACTTATAAGTGAAAATGTTGATAGGCATACTGCCGATATTGTAACTCTAACTGCAACTGCCTCTATAACTACGGCGGACCATGTAGGTAGAACACTTCTTATGGGCGAAGTCGGTGGCGATGCCGCTGCAACTTTTACGCTTCCTGCTGCAACAGGCACGGGTAGTGTATTTAAATTTGTTGTATCTGTAGTAAATACTTCTAATTATTTAATTAAAGTAGCAGATGCAACAGACACTATAGACGGTCAGATTATTATTACTGATGCTGACGGAACAGCGGCTACTTCTTTTGTAACTGCTGCTGCTTCAGATACCATTACATTAAATGGTACGACTACTGGTGGGGGTGCGATAGGTGATTATGTTGAACTTATTGATATAGCATCTAATCAATATGCAGTAAGCGGTATGGTTACTTGTGCCGCAGGTTCTAATATCGCCACGATGTTTAGTGCTACTGTATCATAACTTAGCTAAAGAAAGGAATATATAAATGGCTAGTTTTAAAATGACACAAGGAGTATCTCGTGTCCCTGAAGATGTTTTTGTTGAAGATGGCATGACGGTAACTTCAGGTGGTTTAACGGTTACTGCCGGTGGGGTTACTGTCACTGCAGGTACTACTACTCTTGGGGGATCGTTTGTACGAGATTTAGTAACTCTTACTGGAACTGATGCAATTACGCAAGCAGAACAT